GCAGCTTCGTGAAACCATCCCTTGACCGCGTCAAGAGTGTTCGTAAACATTTGAGTAGGAGCAGCCATGATTATTCAACCTCCGTGTTGGATTTAACAGTCCCTTGAAACAAGCTGGTCAACCCGTATAGCTCAGACCGAGACCTTCAAACAATCGTCGATCAGATTCTGTGGGACCCGGAGTACGTGAACCCACATACGGACTTTCCAGACTGTTATATACCGCGGCAGATTTCTGAGTCGGCTGGCCGAGCGTACCCGGAACAGATTCGTCGTGACGTTCTGCCGTCTTCGTTAAGATCTCGATGACCTGGGCAGGATCCGTCAAAGCTGTCGCAGCAGCTTCCTTCTCATCGGGCTCGATCAAACCCTTAGCAATCATCGCGTCCACGGCAGCTGGAATGAGCTGCGCGCACTTCTCAGTGATTGCTTTCTGCGCTTCAATTGCCTGACCGGCTTTATCGATAGCGGCAGAAGAAAATCCGATGTGATCGATAACCTTCTGCGCAATTGTTGATTGCGACATTTGGTAATCCTCCGTGATATTTTATCAAACCTGGAACTGCCTTAACCGACGAGTTCCATGACATGAGCTTTCATAAGATCCCGAATCTTCCGCTCACGGTCATTCGTGGCCGATTTGAGGCGGAATTTTCCAGCTCGCTTAAAACCTTGAACAGCAGACGCCAGCTTTTTGCACTCAGCCGCAACTTCCATGGGAAGTTCTTGTCCGCCGCCTTCTACGAGTCCTTCTCCTCCGAGTCCTTCTCCTCCGAGTCCTTCTCCTCCGAGTCCGCCTCCTCCGGCACCCTCGGCCGCGGCAACCAAATCTTCCGGCGCAATACCGAGTTCATCCAGCGCCATAGCCAATTCCTGCAGCGCCTCTTCTTCTCCAAGACCCTCATCCGGAGGACCTTCGAGCCCGCCCAAAATACCCTCAACGTCCTCGGCGCCGACATCGCCGCCACCCATCATGGGATCTTCTTCGCCGCCACCCATCATGGGATCTTCTTCGCCGCCCATCATTGGCTCTTCTCCGCCGCCGAGGAGCTCTTCAATGCCTCCGTCTCCACCTTCCTCCATCCCGGAAGGTGCGCCTTCGATGTCACCCTCAGCGGCTCCGCTGGTGGGGTCGAGCAGTTCAGGAGGAAGTTCGCCTTCCGCTCCCTTTTCGACGTTCTGCGCCAGGTCGCTCAGGTAGCCACCAACCAGATCAGCGTCCAATTGAGCATCCTTGATAGTCTGCTCAATACTCGCGGAAACGCGTTCGTCAGAAGACATCTTCTCCATACCGAGCGCAGCCGCCAGCGCGTAGCCAGCTTCGGCAGACTTTTCTGCCTCAGGCTGGACCTGGGTAGGGTTTTCCTGCGTGGCCGCCTGCACACCAGCCTGCTTGGTAGCCGTAGCACCGGTGGCAAAACTGGCCAGGATCTCGTTGCCCAGCGTCAGGGCGCGATCACTGGCTTCTGCGAATGAAACCGAAGCGTATTTCTCTGCGAGCTCCCCGTACTTTTCGCCGTCTTTGACGTCGGCAACTGCCGCTGTACCAGGATCCTCTTTATCACCCTTGAAATCATCTTCGACGGCGGGATCTTCGCCAGTGGAACTTTGATTCAGCCCCATGTTTAGCTGGTTATCATCACCATCACCGGGGGAGGCTTCGGATGTCGAGTCGATATCCTTGCCGCCTACGTCAGCTTTGATATCAGATGAGTTCTCGGCGCTACGCGCTCCTTCGGAAGCGTCATTAAGCGAATCATCCACATCAGCAGAAGGATGACTTGACGGGCCATCGTGGCCGCCGGGGTCTTTTTCATGCGCCGCGGACTTCTCAGACTGAATCTCTTCCATAAACTCACTGAGCTGTCCGAACAGCTGCGAAGTGGTTGACGTTTGGGACATTATTTGTCACTCCTTTGACGACGTGTGCGCCCCGGGCAAAAGCACCGAAGCTGTTTCAATAGATTCACTCCGGCATCAGATGTAATTTTGCATTATACATGCAGACAGTGTCAACTCAGATCTGCCCTTCTGTGCCGGAAACTGTAACAGAGAGGCGATTTTATACAAGGCATATTGCCGTGCGAGTTGTTCTGCGGAGTTGTTGGTGGAAACCGGGATCTGCCTAATACTGGCAGTCTTAGTCAAACCACGCAATGCAGATCTCTGTGAACGTACGGTCACGTGCTCTTGACTGTACGAATAGTCAGGAGCAATAGCCGCCGCCCACTTACGGTATTCGCTGGGAGTATCCAGCGAATCAGTGAAATAGGGGTTGTTAGCTGCATCTGATTCCAGCTGTTGACGATCGCTAGTAAGGCGAGTGTAGATGCTGGGAAGTTGATTTGCCACTTCCGGCGCTACCGAAGCCGACTTCTCAGTGTCTCCGTGCACGATCGTTAGAAATTCTTCGACAGGGAGTATAATCTCCTCCTGCGCTAGCGCACGCACCAGGTGCGCTAGCTTCGTAGTAGTTACAAACTGAACGACTGGAGGCGCGGGCATACGTGCCAAACGCCCCTCCTTATACAGGTAACCATCACTAGGAAGCTCCTGCTCCAGCGCAGCCAGCTCGTGCGCGCAGAGTATCTGCTGTGCTGTTTTGGTATTTCTATTGGCGCCAATAGAAAGTACGGCAGGAGCATTCAATCCAAATTCTTCAGCCAACTCGGCTCCGGAAATCACTTGTCCGGAGGCCGCTGCCTTCTCGATACGCCCCAGTGTATACGCAATCCTGTCAGCAGGACGAAACACCCGGCTGATATCGAAAAAATCAGGATCAGGGTTGTCGGCATGAAGAATATGTCCATCTTCCAGTACCGTACCAATGTTTGATTTCAGTCCACCGTGCTTACATAGTGCGCCATTGCAGTAATCATTACGACTACGGGCACGGTTACCGCATCCACTGCAAACATCGAAAGGCACACGACAAGCCATGGACACGGCGATGTCATCACCTTTCGCCAGCTTCTCCATCTCGTCACTAGCGACCAGGCCGCCGTTGCGTTTGGCCGCTTCCTTGGTTGAGTTCAATGCAATGATGAGCTCAACGCGCTTCATGTCATCGTTGTAGTGCGACAACTTAACGATGCCGTAGCTCTTCTTCGAATCCTTGTTCTTGTGATTCCGATACCAGTGCGCATTCTTCTGGAAAGAGGAGTGGTGCTTACGGCAGGTATCCTCGGTGAAACCATCGCCATTACGATTAGGGCCATAGTACTCGGTAGCGCCGAGTGCGATCAGGTGCACCGGAACCTCGCCGGGAGACAGGTCAATGCTCTGGACTTTGTCGGCAAACTTGTGACCAGCTCTCTTGATGAAAGAACGAAGATCGTCACCCTGCAGGCCACTCTTCGCCACTTTCACAATCTGCACAATCGGCTCATCAAAGTTCCAGGCACTGGGTGTGATGACTTTAATCATTTATTGCCCCCTCTGCCTCGGTTTGTCAGCCTCGCGGCCAAGCTCGATGATCTTATCCCAGATGTCGTTACCTCCACCCCCGCCGCCGACTGCTCGTATCGCCGCACGCTCGGCGGCTCGGTGGCGTGCTCGATCGGCTGCGTGATAACCTCCCCAAATGCCGCCTACAGCTGGCAGTACGTGCGGCATCACCCGCGCCCCGGGAGCCCGCTGCAAGCGCGACCCGCGTATTGTATGGTATGGGCGCGAGCTTGGCGCACCGAGGTGGAATGGCAATTGCACACCAAACCGGCCGCCGAACGGATTGCGCAGTTTCAAAACTGGCTTTATGGTCTCAACGATTGTCCACCGGCCATCACTAAGCTGCGCCTCCAAGGGGAAACGTCGACTACTTTGACTTCCGGCAAGGCTCTTGTTGAGGTCAGCGCGGACTTGAGCTACTTCAGCTGGGCTCGTCGCAACGCCGGGTTTTGCCATTTGGCTGTTTGCGAACGTCAACGCTGTGTGAATTTTGCCAGCTGGATCAGCGTTAATACCAAACGCACGCATAATAGATTCAGGGCTAGCCGCTTCCTCTAAAACACCAGCCGCAGGCGCACTAATTGGCACGCGCGGCGGCGCGTCCTCGCCAGCCAGGCGCGCTACGGCTTCATGCCCGGGGGCAGCAATAGTCCAGTTACCGGTATCAGGATGCATCTCAAGACTAAGCTGAATACGGGTACCGCTATTTTGTAACTTAGGACTTTTCAATAACAGTTCTAGTGCGTCTTTTCTCTCCGCTCCGGTCGCTTTAATGGCTGCCGCCAATTCTTCGGCGACTTTCTTCTCCAATTTATAAGCTTCGACGAGCTGCGGGGCGATACTACCCGGGTCATGTATCTTTTGTTGCCCGGGAACAAAGCCACCAGACTCCAGCCGCCACGGCTTCACATCACGCGCGGCGCGGTCGGCTCTGCTGGGTTTATCCAACGTCACATTCCCCGACTCTGGATGATGCCACACCGTCGGCATGCCCCCAGCTGGCCGCGGCAGCCGTCCCCTAGTTCTACCAGCCCACGAGTTGGCGTAGTCACGCAACTCATTCTGAATTTTAATGACCGTAGCGTCATCTAGATTAATCCCGCCCGAGCTACCCAGGTACCTTTGCAGAATCTCGACAGAAGGTACACCGCCAAATGCTCTATCCGCCATGCTCGGTTTGCCAGGCTCGCCGGTGAGTTGACGTAGTCCTCGCGCACTGGTTACAGCCTTGGAGACGGCGATACCGGCCCCGGTGCCTGCGATCGCGCTGAGGTACGGGGAGTTTTGGAGGGCCTCTGGCGACGGCTCCCCCGTCAGCGCCGCCACTAGTACAGCAACACTCGCGTTAGGATCAGTTCCAAGAGTCGCTACTCCACGAGCGAGCTCCTGGTTAGCCGTCGTCTTCGCTTCGTCAACATCATTCACGATGCGTTGCTGTTCCGGGGTCCGGTGCGCCTCTGGTGTGCTTACCGCAGTTGCTACGTCTACCTCAGAAGGTGGCGGCCGCTTCTCCCCTCGTAAGGAATTAACAGTTTCATCGACAGTATCCCTCAAACCAGGAATATTGTGGTATGCCAGGCCAGCTCCGCCGCCGATAGCGCCACCCAAACCAGCATACAGCAACGGGTTTTCCCACCGGCGTTCTTTTTTATTACGGGCTAGCTCACTAACCAACCCATAGATGCCGCCTATACCAGCACCGGTTCCCGCCAATGCCAGTGTCTGTGCAGCAGGTCCGCCTCCACCGGTAATACTGTCAACGTACTTGTCCCAATACTCTGAAAAAGTGCCACCTGCAGTTTCTCCGAAGCTTTGTGCAGGACCGGCAACGTTCTTAGCCCAAAAATCAGAGACCGAGTTTCCTACATCCTCATACCACGGGGCAGCCGACTTCGTGAACCCGCCAGCCTGGCGACTCAGCACCATGTACGTGGCCAGCTTGTCCGCAGCCTCTTCAGGCGAAGCCAACAATAGGTCGCTAGGAATGCGCGATGACATGAATTGCGTTCCAACTAAATCTGTACTTGACCGGGAACGATGCCAAAAGCTTTTGGATCAACATCCCGCTCCGCCAACAACTTCTCCGACCCGAGGATATTTTGCTGCACATCAAATGGGTCGGTCGACATCTCTCCAGCCAAGTGACGACGCAACAGTCCCTGTAGCAGCATACGCTGGTCCGCGGCACGCGGCGCCATTTCTACGATATCGTTATAAGCTTGAAGCACATCCTCCGACCCGTAGCCACTAATAACAGGATCGTTAGACAGTAAGTCCTCTAACATCGCACGTGACCGAATTCGTTTCAGATCCAATTCATGCGATGGATCGGCCAGCTGGTCGGTGAACGTATTGACCTGCGATTCAAATTTTTTACGGGCAGACTCCTCGCCTGACCGCTGTCCCTCTGCAATTCCACCGGCCAAGTTAGAGATGGCCGCAAGACCAATCACGTTACGCATCCCTGTGGCCGCTGCTGCTTTTTCCGTGATAACGTTCCCCGAGGACGGAGTTCCCAAAACCGACTGCGAACCCGGGGCGTGCACAAAAGGGGAGAGTTTCTCCTTGGCGCGCTTCTCGACAATTTCAACCAGGTGGCTGTAGTCTTTCTCACGGGTAGCCAGCTCCTTGGCCAGCTTCACGCAAGCAGTAATCGTGGTAAACGGCTCAACATCCGCAGAGACATTGATAAGTCTACCACTGGCACCTTGTTTTTCTATAAGCGGAGCTGCCCTGGCAACCTGCTTCATGACAGCTTTACCTACGCCACCATGCTGAATAGCCACCACCGGTGACAGGTCCGCAAAGGAAAAGCTACCCGGCGTGCGGAAGTATGCGCCCAGTTTCTCAAAGTAGCGTGCCAGGGTATCGCGCGCGTGCGATAACTCGCGACGGCATGACTGCACCCGCTGCTTGTTGAACAATGACGAATTGTATGCACGAGCCGACGCTTCCTTCGGGTCGTTGGCATACTGTTCGGGCTTGTCCGACAGTTTCCAATCAACATAGCGTGCCGCCTTCATCGCTGAAGACTTGCGCTGGGCAAATACCGGAGGCCGAGAGTAATCTGCGGACACAACAGATGACCGCTTCTCCTCTGCCTTGGTTTTCACCTCTGACGGGTATAGCGCCTCCATGATGACCTTTGGATCAGCCAGCACGAATGATGCTGATTTCTCCGCGGGGTCATCCGCAGCCAAACGCTGTTTATTCGTTCGGCCCGTGTTGTACGCCAATACCATCAGGTTGATGTGGCCAGCAGGAATGTTGTATTCCGTAGCTGCCTTGATGATGGCCTTGTTTGGGTCGTCTACCTCATTCACGAGGTTGGCAACCGTGCCAAGCGCATCCAGTACTTGGGCTTCCGCTTCCTTACTAATTCTTTTCATCGGATTTCACTTCCGGAAAAGATAGGTTCGCGATATTGTCCATGTCAGCTGGAACCTCTCCAACAGCTAACTGGAGCATTTCCTCGTCTCGTAGTTCAGCCGCGTTAGTGTCGTGCGCTGCAACAGCAGGTGTGTCTACTCCGATCACTCTTCGCCCCACCCCCCACGGAAGAGAGGCTACCATCGCCTCAATATTCGCGGCAATCGTACTGTCTGTCTGAGAGATATTCATTCCCTTCTCAACTTCTACGAACTTGGCGTACAAGCTAAGAATCTCAGTCTGGGTGAAGTTGTTAACCGGAATAGTTCTGGCAGCAATTGCCTGCTTACGCAACAAGGAATGCTTGCCATCATCACGCCATGCCGCTTCCACTGATTTGGCATCCTGCGGCTTCGTCACGTTGATCGATTGTGAGATCAGGGATTCTAGCATGCGCGGACCGTACAAGTAGCCATACAGTTTCCAAAGCGCCTCAAACTCTCGCTCAGACAGGCCGCGATGCATGGCGCGGCCAATGATCTGGTGGAAAATGTAGCCGCTGTTTTCGTACCTGTCGGCAATGTTGAAAAACACCTGTTCATAAGCATCGACAGCTTTGACAGAAAGACACAGACTTTTCGAAATGTTCTCATAATCATCATGGGCCAACAACCTGGCTTCCAGCTCTATGCGAGTCGGGTCACCCTCAGCCTGGTAGATGTCGTAAGCCCAGTACATGTCCGAATCTGATTCAGCTAGTGCTCTACGGTGTGTATCTGTTTCACAGTTATCAAACGCGCGCAGGAAATGCACAGACTTACGTGTCCACTCGTCGTCACGTTTACGGCTCAGACGTTCCCCGTCCTCCACCATGGATGAGGCGCGCTGCCATCTCCAATCGGCCGGTCGTCGAGGATTGTCTTTAAGGAACGTTGTCATTAGTTAGGTATGACTGCTCCAATAGCCACATCAAAGAGAGCATCCGCGGCAGGTGCAGCAGTTAAAGTCAGCTCAACATAGATTTTGCTAACCGGCGCAGAGTCACCGCCCTCGATGTTACGGTACGCCCCGCCATTTTGGATGAACAACTCCATCACTTCACTGTTACCCGCCTGGCTTGGTACGACCTTGTAGAGAGACTTAACTTTCGCGACCTTACCCTCAGCAGCTGCGGAATTAAATACATCAACAGTGAACGTGGGCCTACCATCACCAGTGGCCGTGTTCGCGGTAGTCTCGGTCACAACGATTTTTTCAATCTGCGCCTCTGGCGGAAAACTCAATGCCGAGAAAGTCGAAAAAGGGGAAACGATGGTGCTCGGGACGATCAACGTTGCAATGTTACTGAATGTGTACCGCGCTTCAATGAGTTTGTCCACGAATTCTCTCCCGAGACGCCTAGTGACCGATTAGCTATCTGCTACCTCTGAAAGATCCACACCAGTATCTTCCGGTGCTTCAATACTCTTCTGCTTCAGGAATAGCACAAGGTCTCCCAGAGCTTCAAACGAATTACGCAAACTGTCTTCCAGTTCAGGTAGGTCAGACTTGCCGTAACGGTCAGAAAAATCATCCTGGTGCCAGTAGAACATAAACAAGATACGACCAACACGGTCCATGCCCTTCATCAGGTCAGACAGATAACGATCAACCATCGTATCCTGTCGAACTGCCTTGAGCATGCCGCCAATGATGGCAGTATCAAAGACTTCCTTCTGACCAGTCTGCGCAGCCTGTTGAGCAGCCTGCATAGCCATCGGATCAGGGGTAGCCGTGAGGTCATAATCAGTAGGTGACCCCATCGTCATCCCGGTAACCGGCGTTTCTGTTTCTTGTGGATAGATAGCCGGAACAGTTCCGCCCATGATATCGTTGGAACCTCGCGGCGGTTCCGGGATGGTAGGCGCGCCGGGACCAAAGCCCAGCATAGGATCCTGTGCCTTTTTCACGTAATCAGCATAGTTCACCCGGCACCGGATCTTGGTCTGCCGTTCCGCGCGCTTGAGCAACTCACGTGACTGCTGCTCACGAAAACCGTGATCACGCACCAGTGAAATGAGCGCCTGCGTGGGCTGCATGCGCCTGCCGTTGATCTCTACTTCCAGTCCATCAGTATAGATGCTGAGTTCAGCAGTCTTACCCATGATAGCCAGCTCGGCATCAAGCAAGTTACCGGGTTGGATGGGCGCGGGATCAGTCTGCCCGTCGTGTTCGTGGTCGGGCAAATCCTGCTTCCACTTCGGGGGATCCTTCAGCTTGATAACCTTGAATCCCTCGGGGATCCAGACATCACCGCCAGATGAACGCAGCTTGCTACCATCCTTCGCATTCAGATGCACACGCTGCCCGTCGCGCCAGGAATCATATCCATGCGCGCGGTCACTTTGATAACTGGAGTCCGGTCGCGCGCCCGTGTTATGTGCTGGTTCATGCTTGTTAGCATGTCGCTCGAACCTGACCTCGTAATTACTGTCGCCGAGGGACTTCTTAACTTCAAACGGAAGCGTGGCTGCAGCATTTGGGCCGACAATAATGTATGTCGCACCATTTGACAAGCTGTCAGAACCAGACAAACCTTCAAACCATTTACGATACTCGTCCCAGTCAGCCTGGTGTAATGACCAGACATGTGATGGATGAATGTTCAACCAGCTCTTACCCTCGCCAACGCGTACAACGGTACTGAAGTTCTCACGACCATTAGGGCCGCGGGGGCCAAGCACAACCAGGCAACGTTCAATGTCGCCGGTCTTGGAAAGCATGTCGTGAAGACCGCTCTCAGATGGGTTACTCAGCTTCTTCTCTACATTCGTGGCATAAGCAACAGAGACTTCATCATCTTCCCGCTGGTCTTTAATTAGTACGCCATCACGGAGCAGGTCCTGCTTATCGTCATCGTCATCGACGGCGGGTAAATCATTCTGGATAGTGTAATCAAACGTGATGATTCGCAAGGCGCCGGTTTTAATTGGATGCGTGACCGGGCTGGGCAACACTGAGCCGCTAGTCTGCTTGGAACTGGCTGTCTTTACGGATCCGCGCAAAACACTTGCATCGTCACGCCGTACGTGTGCAACGGCTTCTTGTAATGCATTGCCGTGCAGATCAATCGCGGCCTTAAACACCGAGGGGTAGGATTTGGCGACACTCCACATGAACTGCACACCAGGCAAGCCAGCCGCCTTGATCATGTCAGGCAGCGTAGGAAGATTTTTGAACTTGCTCTGATGATTGTGCGGCGTCGTCGCAATGTACGCAAACACAGGAAGCACCTGCTCAACCCAGTCTGGATAAGCAGCAGCGCGCTTGTACGGAGAGGATGCGAGCTGGCTCAGGTCAGGCGACGTAACACCCAGCTGCGACAAGTTGCGATCAACTCCGTCACCAAGCACGTTCGGTTTCTTGTTGAGGATGTAATTCAACCAGTTCTCTTTCAGAGGCACGAACATATCCCTGTCTTTCATGTACAGGAGTTCGTGTCCCTTGAGTTCCCCGCGCAGGAAGAACACTGGAGAATAAATCCACTGGGGACCGACTTTGAAGGCCATCACACCAATGGCCTTGGTGTTGTCCTGGTTACGCTCCAGCAGCTGAAAACCAACTTCGTAGTCCAGCAAGCTGGGTGCCTTATCCCGCAGGTAAGCATGCGCGAGGTTAGAGAAAGCCTGCTCGAAGGGTATGTCGTTACCTTCACCACCGAGTTCGGCGGTCTTAGCCAAACCGAGTTGCTTGCTACGCAGAATATTCAGCCAGTGGGCGATCGATCCTTCGTCTGACCTGGCCATATAACCGTCGCTCCATCCTTGGAATTACACGTAGTCCCGTTCGGGGACTGTTGTCCATGGTAACAACTTTACCGTTTACGAAAAATGTCTACACCTGGAAAGCAGCCTACGGTGTGCTCGGAGCGGGGGGATTAGCCAAGTTTGCGCTCGGTGCGTTAGCAAGTTGGGGGTACTTCTTCAACATTCCAGGGTCCGTACGTATTGCTTTGTACATGTTCATAACTTTCGGAATCAGCTGCGGAAGCATTGGAAGTATCCGCTTGAAGAAGTTATTGCTGTTGCGTGGGACCAGCCGGTTGAACGTGGGGGGTGCGCCGGGAGCTCCGCCAGGCCGCACACCAGAATCGGCACGCGGTAGCGCATTACTACCCTGGCTGCGCTGCCAAGTTGAGTAAAGCTGCTGAAGCAGTTGAGGGTTAATATTCTTGTAAATCGATGACGGTGAGCCTGGTTCGTTGTATGAAGAAGAAGGAGCGGTAGACAGCACAGCTTGGCTAGGACGAGCGTTTTCTGCAACGGTTGCCCCAGGCGGTTGCACAGCCGGAGGTGAAGATGCGGGTGACATACTTACATACCCTTACTTAAACCACTACGTCCAAAAGTATCCCCGGCAGCCAGCGCCGGAACAAAACTGGTGCCCTCGGTAGTGCTAGTCCCACCACGATGCACCGCTGTCAGCAAACTTTTCTTCTGACCTGAGCCCAGCATCCGTGTCATCCAGTCAGGATCGTAGGAAATGCTCGCAGCTGCTCTAACCATCTCAGGCTGGAATGGGGCTGGTGCGTGATGCGTCTCGACCTGCTTTATCCCAAATTGCTTTAGCTCCTTCAATACACTCGGACGCATCTTGGTACCAATTGAGTAATGCAGTACGGGCCGCTCAAGATAGCGCCCCTTGGCTGAACTTGGATTGCTGATCTTTGACCCAACACGCGGCTTGTAGATGTGCTCCAAGGAACTGTAAGGCACAACATCGTCAGGGACGTAATCCCCCACTTCATCTGACAAGCGCACGTGATTAATCAGCCCTCGTGCAAGTAACTCAATATTGCGTCGGTGTGCCCCCAGCCCCGACGCCGAATATGCGTCGCCGAATGACTTAACGAAATACTGTCTGCCCTCTCCCACGCCCTTATGTCGCACAATTTCCGCTGGGTTGGGAATGCCACTCGACACTACGTCGCCCGCTTCCACGTTGTCCCCAACTTTAACCGTAACGTCGAATCCAGTATCCACGTAATGCTGCTCATCATTAACCCAAACGTAATTCCCTCCCTGCGGCGCTTTTTCTATCTTCCGTACTCTTCCATCTAACTGGGCGTGCGTAGCTCCTGCGCGGAAATGCTTGGGAACCTGCACGAGTTGATTGATGTATTTGAACCCGCTGACTGCCTGCGCTGCGCCGGATACCCCGCCTGTATGTTTAGAGCTGAGCTGCCCCTGCGTAAGGTTTTCGGAAAGTGCCTGTGCAGCAGCCATACCGACATAATCACCAACAGGGGCAAGTCCACCTCTTTCCCTAACACCGACATCACGAGCATATACTCCGCCGTCCAGGGGGCCGCCAACCAGCGGACTCCTAACCAGGATGCGATCGTGACCCTGGCTCTTGATGTCTGCAAGAATCTTGGGGGTCAGGATGGTGTTACGTTTGTACCTACCCGCGCTGGCGGCCAGTAGCGCGCCCTCGTTGTCATTATCGTCAACGTCCACTGGGAGTCCGATGTTTGGATTCCCTTTGCCATCCAATCCAGTAACGATGAGCCGGTGTGTCATCTGGTTAAGCTGTTTCGCCAGGTAACCGGCTTCGCCGGTTGCTGTTTTAACGTCAATGACTCCTTTACGCGCGCCAAACGTACCGGCCCAATACTCTACAGGAGTCAAACCTTCTGAATAACTACGGAGGACAGGTACAGGGATGACGTTATCTTCGTTGTCCACATAAAGCGCGTCGCTGCCGAGCAGTGTGCGCAGGTTACTCTTGTTACCGCGTGAACCGGACCGGACCTGGTCTGCCAAGGGATTACCTGCTGCAACACCCTCGTTGTAAATCTCATCGGGTAACTTTTCCGCAGCCTTCGCAGTTGCCTTAATAATTTCCTCTTCCTTGCGCTTATCGTCCAGTCGCGGATCATCAACTATCTGCGACAACTTGAGCGATAACTTACCGTAAGCGTTGATAGCCGCGCGCGACTTTCGCAGGTGCTTCAACCCAAATGAAAAGCCACCAGTTGAGTAAGCCACGTCGCGTCCAACGTCAGACAGCTCTTTCACAAGTTCCCGATAACGCTGCGGGTACCCGTCAGCCATCCCGCGCAGAAGTACGGAGATACCCTTCTTGTCCAAGGTCCGGTTGTAATCACGGAGATCCTCAGGCAGTAATTCGTTTACCAGAAGTTGTCCGGCTGTAGTTTGAAGCATCCGTGCTTAACCTATAGAGGATTCCGTTTCTGATCCTTTCGAAGATCATCCATCCATTGCTGCTCGTTCCACTGATTCGGATCAGCGCCGAGCTCTTGGCGACCACCCGCGTCTTCATCGGGCCGGTAGTCCATGGTCGTGCGACCACCCCTACCACCTTGTGGTTTTTCACGAGAGTCCGGCGATTCACCCATTTCCCTCATCGCTGCGCCTAGGTCGCCAGACTGCGCTTGATCCCTAGGAAGATCTCGGGGCTTGGGAGGTGCTGGCGGAGATGCCGGAGTCTCCTGGTCCTTGTAAGAGTCTGAGACTTCTCGTGGGAAACCCGGCCCGTACTCTTCTTCTCTTTCCGTATCCTCGGAGAAACGGTCCATGCCGCTCGTCCGAGGTGGGTTCTGATAGAAGTAAGGAGATTGCTTTGGTTTGGCTGGCATCTGCTCGGGGCCCGCGGAACCCGGAGGATTTTGTGCTAGCTCCTCGGACCCTTCATCGAACATCTCACCGCCAGCGGCTGGTTGTAACGGTGGCTGCTGCTCGCCACCTGGATCAAGAGGACCCGGAGCTTCCGGAGGCGGCTGTCCTTCACTCCGGAATCCAAAACCTTCCGGCTCAACGGGTTTCGGCATATCTTCCATCCGTCCACCTTCCGGACCTTCCGGGGCGCCTGGAACCCGAGTTCCTGACGGTTGTCGTCCACTAGGTGGCTGCTGCACGCCCATCGTCTCAGCCATCGACGTGGTCGCAGCAGGTGCCAGAGATGCCGCCGGGGGTGTTGGAGGAGCTGGTGCAGTAGCACCCGGTGCATTAGACGGAGCAGCTTGCGCAGCTGGAGCAGCTGGAGCGCCGCCTCCGCGCGTTGGCATATTCTTCATCCACGCTTCAATATCTTCACGGCTGGCGTTCCACGGCTGTTGCTGTTGCTGTTGCTGTTGCGGCCAACCACCACCGCCGCCACCTGGCCAACCACCACCGCCGCCACCTGGCCACTGCGGCATCGTCATGCCAGGCCATGCGCCCGGATACTGCGGCAGTCTACCGCCACCACCGCCACCGCCACCGCCGGGGCCGAACATACTCCGAATGTACTGCATAATCTGGGGGCCGAATCCGCCGCCTTGCTGCGATTGTGGTGCTTTTGGTCTCTGCGGTCTCTCGGACCACCACGATTTTTGCTTCTTCCAGAAGTCATCGTCGGACGTACCCTCCACCCCGTCCGGGCCAGTTTTGGCCTGTTCAGGAGATACGCCCGGAGGAGGTTCAGCAGGAGCCGGAGGTGGTGCGGGAGTCTTGTTCGGGAGGGGGTTGTCGCCAGGGATATAGCCACCACCAGGAGCCGCGGGCGCTGCACCGCCACCAGGTGCTGCTGGCGCGGGGACACCAGGATTAACCGGAGTGGTGCCAGGGCCACCAGGAACTGGCCCCGGAAGGCCCTGCGGGCCGACCATCGGCGGTTTGCTGGGATCAAGGCCCTGGGCAGCGGCCATAGAATTTCCTTCAGGGCTCCCATCGTACGCGTTTGGCCCGTCAGCTTCGCTATGTGTCAGAGGCCGGTTGAGGGTCTCAATGAAGCTTTGCGAAGTAGGCCCTGTAATCCCGCCGCCGGGCGGAAACTGCCCACCACCAGGTGCTGGTTGAGCTGCAGGAGCTGCAGGGGATGTAGGGCTAGGTGAACTTAAAACACGGCCCTGTTGACTGGTGGGGTCTACGGGGTCAGATACGCGTGCGGTCGAAGGCGGTACAACAATCGGTTTGACTGAAGGTGGGGGAGGGGTGTTATCAATATCAAGTGCGGCAACTCTTGGAACACCCAGCTTTGATTGCACGCTGGGCCTGGCAGGCGCCCCCATCGCCGCACCCGTACCCTTAATTGCACTGGAAAACATGTCAGCCATACCAGCAGCCTGCTTCTCAACATTTTCGGCTGCGGTGCCGAACAACTTCCAATTGATATGTGGCGCCATCAGGCTGATCCCCACGCATTAAAGGTAGGACTGTAGTCCTTTATGTGATGCACAATACGCTCAAGCAAAATCACGTCCTGCTTGCAATGTTCTACGATTTCGTCCATTGATTTCCTGTCACCGTCGAGCGTGGCTTTGATCCACACTTCAGCGTCGGTGTAGTACTTTTTTCCTGCTTTTGAAATGCCAGCCACCTTGGCAAGAGTGTTACGTGACAATCGAAGGCGCTTACGCGCGATCTGTACCGGATCAATCACCTTCTTCTCAGGGAACGACTTCATGCCGTGATGGAGCATCCGAGTACGCAAAAATGGCAAATCAAAATTAATTCCGTTATGTGCAATCAAGATGTCGTACTTGGAAAGCTCGTCTGCAACTGCCCGTACCACGGTGGAATCATCTGATCGCTTCGTCTTCCAGTCCTTGTTCATCTCATCCAGACGAAACACAACTGGATCTTCATTTGGTCCCTTTATGACCGCCACCAGGATAATCCCAAAATCGGCTGTTAATGCACTGCATTCCAGGTCAAAACAACACGAACTAATCGCGGGCTCGTTCCGGCTTGGCATACAACTCTCCATGTAAGTACCAGGAATGAAATTCCTCGGCTGAGCTATCCCTGCCCCGCACCAAGTCAATCTGTGCTAGCTAAATCCTCGGTAGGTTATCTGGGTCAATCTTCTCGACGATCACAGTACGATCAACACCAAGAGCTTTGAGTGTTATTTCAAAATCTTCGTTACCAGCGCATGTCGCAAAACAGATGCCTGGCGAAAACTCGTGTGCAATGGAAATGGGTGTGTCAGTGATACCATCGTATATTACAACACGCCCCGCATGAATATGATGGGGCTTTCCTTTGTCATCCAGTATTTCCAGTCGTAATGGCATTAGCGTGCGTTCAGTTGTCGTGCCATCGCAGCAATCGCTGCGGTCTTTTGCAGAAGCGTCTCCGGGGTAATCTTACGCACCGGGCGTCCAACCGAGTTGTTAGGAACAATGCTCCCAGCAGTTTTCGGCATAGCGGGGTCAACCGGCTGAATAGGGTCGATGGCTGATCCACCTGATGGATCAACTGCTCCGGCGTACACATCACCTGACAAGCCGGGCATTCCACCACCAGCAGGAGGCGCAGCCGCTTCCGGCGCGGCCGCTTGGTCCTGCTCTTCTCCCGGCGGTGGCTCAAGCAACGCTTCAGGCGGTAGCTCTACGCCAAGCGCATTAGCGATAGACGAGAGAAACTTGTTCATCGTGTGCAGTTGTCGGTTCAATTGTTCCGGATCAAACTTTTTGGTACCGCCGCCACTACCGGAACCACCTTTGCCGCCAGATACTGCCAGTTCTTCTTGAATAATGGAACGAATCTGGTCCGCATCAATTGGCGCAGCGCCGCCCATCATTGCCGGATCCATGGGAGGCATGCCGCCCATCATTGACGGATCCATAGGAGGCATGCCGCCGCCCATCATTGCCGGATCCATGGGAGGCATGCCGCCGCCGCCCATCATTGCCGGATCCATGGGAGGAGGGGCGCCGCCAGCCGCCATCGGGTCCATTGGAGGAGCACCTCCTGCGGGCGGGGCCGGAACCACGGCATCCTTTTCCATGTCCTGGTCCAAGCGCCACGCAGCAAGCTTAAGCAATTCGGGATTGATGCCCATTTGTCTACTCCAGGTTATTCAAGGACCATGACACGCTGGCCAACACCGATTTCGCCACGTCGGTACGCCCGGATGGCATCTTCCTTGGTTGCGAACGTACGTGATGGAGTTTTGTCGTCAACACGTGTTGATGCAGAATGAAGCCCCCCGACATACTCTTGGGAAGGCTTATAGTGAACATTGAAATCAGCCGCTGATAGAAGGTTACGCGAAGGCAGCATTTTGTCCACTGCCTCCTCGCGCGCCTCATCAGAAACGGGTACATGGTACTGCATTGTGTCCCCGTCGAAGTCAGCGCCAAATCCGCCGACTACCAGGGGACTAATTTGCATGGTATCACCTTTCACAATACGCGGAAAGGCGGCCATCATCCCATACCTATGCAAAACTGGCGCACGATTAATCACAACCGGCCTATCCTTCATGACAGCCAGCAACGCATCCCGTGCCTTCTCAGATCTTTCTTGCACAGCACGCGCGGCAAGCAACCGCGGCATACCGCGTCTAACCATATATCGTACGGTAAAGGGACGGTAAACCTCCCACGCTTTATCTTCTGGCAAACCCACCTCATCCATGTTCAGGTTCGGGTTTGGTGTGATGGCAGCCCTGCCGACAATATCCGTGGTCGCGCCCAGCAAACGTCTTTGCACAACACCGTACTTGGGAGATTTTCCAAACACGTGTGACAGTATACCTCGTACCTTCTTGTCCTGTAACTCAGCGCTCAGTGGATCGCCCAGGCCAGTAACAGCCTTGAATGCGGTGTACAGTGATTCTCGCTCATGCCCAACATCTGACACCCGCTGCTGCATCTTCTGTAAGTTGACATTGGCGTCAAACAACTCCCTATAAAGGTAGTTGGGATCAGCTACCAGCGGAGTACCTGACCCCTTCATAAGTGACACGGGCCGAAACGCGGGAGGAAGCACGGGAACCTTGGTCAGCATCCAGTCACGCGGATGCAACTTCATGCGCTCAGCTGCACGCAGATAACTCAGCTTCTTAACAGCATTGTTGCGCGCTGCTTTTCGGCCTGACTTGATGTCAGCCCGCGCGCGGTCAATCTCTCGTTTAATGTTGATCGAATCCAGCGCGCGGCCGATCGCTTGCGGTCCCGTGACTCCATTGATTTCTTCCTCTCCGCGCAAGACTTTCATGAAAGCTGGCTTGGTCAATCCGAGCACCACGCGAGCAGGCTCTTCCATGACAGGGTTAGGCATCGGCTCTGCCAACCTGATATAGCTCCAGCGTGATCCGCTGTGCCCACCGGTCAAGCGTTCATCGAAGAGGCCTCCCTTGCGCGGTTTCAGCCCTTCCTTCCAATCAACGGTGTCACGATTCTCCAACTCACGATTACCGGCTAACTTGTCAATGTCCTTGTCCGTCAAAGCCATGACGTTTACACGATGACCAGTACGAACCGGATTGACACCAGATGCGCGAAGCTGTTGAACAAATTTCTCGTAGACAAACGGAACCTTCGGGGCAGCTGGCTTGTACCCGGACATGTAGGCCGACCAGAATTGCGGGTTACGTTGCCCACGAATCATATGCGCATCACGAATGACCTCAGTAGCCCCGTGAGAAAGCAACGCGTTAAGATCAAGCATTCCGATTCGCTTCGAGCCTTCTTCGCCACCTTTCGCGGGCATACCTTCCATCGTGTAACTGCCAATACTCCGGCCTTGGCCCTTGGACTCAGCTGTGTGGTGCAGTTTCATGATGAAACGATTACCAGACAATACTCCAGGAATACGGCGCTCATTCGTTGGATCGACCACGGTCTCCAGGTCGCTGATGCCATGCCGATCCAGTTCTTTAATTGCGAACTCGGTGAGATCCTTGATCTCTTCGAAGTCAACGATCTTATAAGGCTTCCCGGTTTTGCTGGCAATCTTACCCAGCGCGGCTTCAATAACCTGCGCCGGGTTACCGCGAGAGATGATTCCAAGTGGATTCAAGAGCAACTCCGCGGGACGTCCCTCTTCATCACGAGGCATCTCATCGTCGGGAATGACTTCTGAAATGACACCCTTGTCACCGTACCGCCCGCTCAACTTATCACCCAGCTTGGCAGGCACTGCCGTCTTGACTGACACCACTACTCGCCCGTCAGCCCGTCCAATGTCAGTAACGACTCCTTGTGAGTGGTGTTTCCAAACGACTGCGGCGTTGTTATACGTCGGTCTTCGACCACGATGGACCTGATTGGATGTCCGCTCTTGTCTTCGCGTAACAAGTACCAGGGGATCACCGTATTCGACTGTGCTTCCGATTGTTGCGACGCCATCTTTATCAATGCCTTCCAAGCGTTCTCGCTTATACTCGTTGGGGAATAAGCTGATAAACGTCTGCTTGCCCAGCCTATCCTTGTCCTTGTCTAGATCTACTTTGTGCTGGTACATGTGCTGGGAAGACAACCGTTTTGCGTAAGAGTCACTGACCACCACGGCGTCTTCAAAGTTCAAACCACGGAACGGGATGTACATCACGCGGGTGTTCAATCCGAGTGCCGCATCACCCTGGTCATTGGTGTAATTTGAGCGGGCCAGCAGCTCGCCCTGCTTGAACACGTCGCCAGCCCGTACCACCGGAGTCTGGTGGTAATAGGTCTTACGATTGAATGGGAAGTTGTTGTACAACTCGATCCGATCTTTTTCCCCATCAGCATACTGTACGTGTAATGCATCCTTGGTGACCCGTGTCACGCGCCCGGAGTTATGTGCACGCAGCGCGCCAAGCTTGGTGCCATACAGGTTCTCGAATGAGCCACCTTCATCCGGAGATCCTGATTGCACCAGGGGTGCTTCACGATTGTCCAAGGGAAGTGCCTGCGTCAGCATTCGCGCAGCCATAGCTACCCGCTGCCCCTTCATGGCAGATTTCATCGGGACCATGTTCGCAAGAACTGACATCGCATTTTCGAAGTGGGGTAATTCATACTCCACTGACTTCCGCGGAACAAACCTGGTTCGTCCGTCAGTCATGGCTGCAACATTCCGCCCGCCGCGCCGTAGCTCGCCGGGGAATGCAACCACGGCATCCGCCAGCTCTTCGGGAGATTTCCAGACAAGCTTGCCCGTACGTGCACGCACCTGGGTGTAAATATTACCGTTAGCACCCTTCATGGTCTTACGCGCTAGCCTGAGGTCGACACCTGCGCGACCAGACTCTGGCGTAAGCAGTGGGTCGATGAACCCAAAATGAGACGACTGCACGTTCCGGGAAGTCTCCGGAATGGAATCAATTCCGGGGATACCGCCTTCGCCCATCCTGGTGACACGGATCTGTTGTTCGTACAGCTGAATCGGATTAATGGACTCGGAGAGATTACCGAGACCGCTACTCAACAAAGCAGCCTGCACAGCCTTGTCAAACACACCGGGATAAATATTGTCCACATTACCGCGCGGAGTAGCTTTCCACAAAAGCTGCCGCAGCAGTCCCGCCGACCTGCCTATCCGCTCCGAGATAATATCCTCGGGACCAAGCAAACGCATATACGCCAAAGAGTCACGATCGTCGGGATCCTGCGACTCCAGGCCCAGCGTGGCCAACTGCTTGGCATCATTACGATGTCGCACAGATAACAACTTACGAGTGGTCGCCAGAATACTATCCAATGACACGTTCTTGAATTCTTTGCCCAGCGTACGTTTGGTTACCTTGGGGTCGAGCTCCATGCGTGCCATGGCTTGAGCGACTGCCTGCGATCGTGCGGATGCGCCCTCTTCAACCCCTCCGCGCACCAAGCGCTGGTAGAGCTTGGCCAAATCTGATGGGTTAGCCTTCTGCATGTTCGCCGCAGTCAGATCATTTCCCCACGCATCTCGAATCTGCTTATCCTTCGCCCCCATGGCGCGCATAACAGAGATCAACGGGATACGTGCCTGGCCAACCTGAAAACGAAATACACCCGTCTTCGGATCCAGGTAGAGACGATGAGATACACCTTTCCCAGGCATCACGTTAACGTGCGCTTCCAGTTCGCCGTTTTCCTTTTCCCTGGTGTACACACCTGACTTGAGGCGCATCTGGTGTGAAACGGTGTACTCGTTTCCCTTGTTAATGAATGTACCGCGTGATGTCATGTACGGAATCGTTGCCAGCGTGGTACGGCTAGTACTCACGGGCTTCTTGGTCAGATTATCGATCAAATTCCACGTACCGCGAAGGCGGCGTCCGATGGATCTACCCTCAAGCACGGCCTGTTTCTGCGCCGAGAGTGGGTGCTTGTCAGGATCCTCATAACGGACATCGGACAAGTTCAGCGTGTACTTGTCGTTTGTTACCGGCTCCAGCAGTTGCGCGGCATCGAGCGCGTTGCGAAAAATGTTGTTTCGCGTAGCCACTGCATCGCCAAAATTCCGCCTATCGCTAGGTGGCGTCAGTGCCGTTGATTTGATCAAAGGCAAATCAGCTAATACAGACGGCGCACGGGAAACGCTTGGCATGCTACTCTTCCTCAGCGGCGTCGACAGCACGAAGCGGCACAGGCTTACGTGCACGCAACTCAATCTCGCGGCGACGCAATGCTTCGGTTAACGCCTTCTCCTTACTGCGATCACGTTGTGATGCATATCCAGAATATCCAAATCCTAGCGCTGCCAGCAGCGCGGGTGTGACGACGGCATATTTCCAGTAATCACGCGAGACTGCCGGACTAAAGATCACGTCCTTTATTGATGTCAACACGTCCTTCGCAATGCCTGATCCAGGGGTTGCAGTGTACCCCGTTAATCGACCCCTAGCTGACTTCTCCGTGAGATGCACGCTAACCGCGTCGTACAGATTATCAAGCGACGCATATTTCGTAGCCGCGCCTTCCTTCGTACCAAATTGATCACGAAGTGCCGCCTCATATTCTTCACGTGCAGCAGTCAACTCTTGCTCACGTTTGACTTTCAATGCACGCTTACGCAACCAGCTAATAAGTTCCCACCCAGCACCAGCGCTCAACCCCGCTGCCGCAATGTATGCTGCAGGTTCCCAAGTCACATCATCCATTGACGTTGGGGTGTATGGCTGCAAAAAGCCAGCAGCCTTAGCATATTCTACGGGACGCTCTTGACCCAGCGCTTCACTCAGCTCTTCACTCAGCTCTTCTTCGTCTTCTTCTTCTGCATCAGGAGCAACACTACGTAGTGAAGATAACTGTAGAGTAGGCGCACGTCTCTCTGGAGACTCTCCCCGCAAGTAGTCACGGATAAGATGCCAAAGCCCGCCACCTAATACGCCCGCTCCAAGTCCACCAAGACTGGCACCAAGCAGGCTGCGCATAGTCTGTGCGCGCACTTCTTCCGGCGTATCCGCGCGCTTCTCACTTAGGGACACCAGGGGCCTTGCCATCGGTAATCTCTCCATAGATCTGATGCCACTCCATGTACACGCGCCAGTTTTTGTGCTCGTCGTCGTATTTGCGATCGATGTGCACTACCTGGTACCACTGATTTGCCACGCGGTCACGAATCTGCACGTAAGCTTCGCGATCCTCGTCTTTCCACAACTCAAAAATCTTCACATGAAAATCGACCATCAACGGAACGTTGTCGATTTCGTCTTCCTTGAAATCCGGTACAGCGCCCCCGCGAAACGGAAAACCTTCAATTGTCCCGGGCCAGTGCAGCGGACCTCCATGTTCAGTAGACTCTCCGCCGCGCTCCTCGAAATACTTCAAAATACTCAAAAGTCACTCCTAGAAGTAAGCCGGTTTACGCCCTTTTTCATCATCTTGTCGACGACGAATATCCTTAGCTCTGCGATTAACCAGCTCAGTGTAGTCTTTGTACGCAGCCAGTAGCTCTGCATGCTGCCGCCGCTTGATATTCTCCGGCACGTTTTCTCCGGGCAGCTTGGCAGGAATTGTCTCATTACGCGCGTCAGCCAATGCTTTACCCATGTAGTAACCGCCCGTCGCGCCCGCCCCTGTTGCCAAAAGCGGAAGCAGCATAGCCCAGTTCGTAAGGGTAGACAGCACGCCGCCCTCCGCCCGCTTCTCAGCCAACTGTAAACGGTCCTGCATTTCCGTGTCGGCAACGCCTTCCTCGGCACAACGCAACAAGAAGCCAGCCTTAAACGCCTGTCGTGGGTTAAGCGCCATTTGCGACTCCTATTCCACTGCTGATACCATGGCCACCCATGAAAACATGAGCGTGCTTACTAGTGTGCCGTAAAACTTCGCTCAACACCTTGGGGTTGGTCGGATCACCTTGGCGCTTAGCGCGTCGCGCCACGTCGATCATAGCATCAACGAGTCCCTGCAACGCTTCCCGCTCTGCGAGAAACGTTTGCTTCTGAAAAACGTTGTCCGCGTTACTCGTGATGCCCCCGATCTTGCTGATCTCTTTCACAAATGCGTTAGCTCTCACCAACCAGTCACGACGAGAAATCGTGTGGAAACTGTTGTCGGCCCTGTCCTCGACGTAGATAAACCCGTTTTTTGCCCAGAACGTGAGGTCCTGGTACTGATAGCGCTTACCAATCTTACGGGGACGTTTGAAGCGAAAAGTCTTGTCAGGCATCTACACACGCTCCGTAACCAGGATTGCCCAAGTTTAGCACAACAGCACCAGGACAGGGTAGCCGTCTAACTACCCTCAGGCAGGTCCAAAGCATGCACAGCCAAAGACTCATCATCATGTAACTGGCGCGCCAGGCTGCGAATGTACTTGTACTGTTCTTTTTCTTTCAACATCTCACGTGCTGTTCGATCGTTGAAAACCCACTCCAGGATAATACGTACCACAGCACTTACAATAACCTGCACGAAGATAGCCAGAAAAATGCCAACAAAAAAACCAACGGGTGCAATCATCTGCTTCTTGACATATCTCTTGCACGCTCGCTTTGCCACGTCGGTATCGACGGTATCCAGGTACGTGTCACTGCGAGTATGCCACCAGGACATGGCGTAATGCGTAGCTGACTTGGCGCGCTCAGCTTTTTTTCCGGTGTACTTCAGTTCACGGCACACCCAAAACTGGATGGAACCCAACGCTGTCCCGTGCGGTGCCCTACGCATGATCTTCTCCTCAAGAAATGACTTCAATTTTCAAATCAGGGAGGCCATCCAACACGACAATGATTTCGAGTGGGGTCAGCTTAACCTGCGACAGGTGCCCCTTCAACCACCCTGCTACGTTAACGCGCGGTCGCGGTTCCTCAATCCCAATGACCAGCCCATCACCATATGGCTCAATACGTAGCACCAACCCGTGCGATCCCTGAACTTTGACAAACCTGCCCACCTGTAGCCCATCAGGTTCGATGAGTATTGCAGTGAGCTTTTCAATAATATCAACAATAGTCTCGCGCGCACCTTCCAGGGGTGGAAAACTTGGTCCAAGCTCTGCCGGTTGCTCAATTGGTTCTGGCATGGTAACCCTCGCTAGTCATCATGTTTGAGATACTTATCGAGCCTTTCAATGAGTTCGTCAAGCTCATCGCCAGCCCACGTGCCGGACCAACGTTTCTGCTCCTTCTTTTTTCGGATGACCACGAAGGTTGGGAGCAGCTTGATTTTGTAGGAAGCCACAATATCAGGGTGGTCCTGGTACCGCAGCATTTGTACGTGATTGTGTGATCCGGGCCCTACGCTCAATGACTTCCCCTTAAACAGTGGAAGTAAACCTGCCTTGGCTTCATCACAAGCTTCGCAATCGTCCTGATAGAAAAAAAGTACCCGGCGCTCGCGCGGGGGCAGATTTGACTCTGCATCCGCGCAGCGGCACCGGGTACCGCAAGGACAGGGTCCAAGACCGTCACCACTTTTTCCAGTCCCCTTGCATATATCGCAAAGAGTTGGGTTGTCATTGGGATCTGGCGTCGGTTCATCGACTTCCTGCGCCAATGCCAACCAGAGCACGGCATGCGCATGTGCGCGCACAACCAAATCTGCCTCTAGTGACATTGTTTTGTAGCCAACGACTGCCGGTAGCATGCCGCAGCCGCTTGCCATAATCATCAAAAGAATTGGAGCTACTTTGAACACCGTGTCATTCCTTTATCAACACAAAATCTGCCAGGATACAGCACAAAGCGATGCCACCCGCCCAAAGTGCAGCCTGCCATCCACCCAGCCACCAGATAAGTGAGAGCGCCGACAGGAGCGCCACCAATGTCATGGTGCTCACTTTTGACTTCTTTCTCATCTTAGTTACCTCGCCTACCCGCGCTGTGAAGATTCCGCTTGATACCAAATAGCTTGGCGGCCCCGTGATTGGAACGGCCAACGAAATATGCGCCGCAGGTACAAGCTTATTCATTTGATCGATTTCTTATCGAGCGCCTCTAACCTCTTGAACTTATTCCATTGATCACGAGAAATCGTCACGGTATCAACATTTTTAGTGCGATCATGAATTTCAGCGCACTCAGGGCAACCATGTGTTGGCCCCTTGTGCGGCTTGATGTAATGGAAAATACGAATCATGGTGTCCATTATCGTATACTCTCGCGCATTGATTTGCTGGATCAACACGTAGATGTTCTCGACCTCGTCTTCTACAGACATCTCTTCATCAGCAGGTGGCTCCGACAAGTTCAACGTCGCCATAGCTTCCGCATCCATGGATAGCTGGTGCGCCGCCGCATGTTCTTTACAGCATGGTTTAACGGCAGGCTTACACCAGGGGCAGAAAAAATAAGCTACCGCCGCCGCCAGGAGAAAAACCACGCATCCCCAAACAACACACCGCCTACTACCGCACTGCGGAAATGGCATGGGCTACCCCCTGTCTTGGCCTGATAAGGAAGTTGTTTGCGGGAGGACTAGGAGTACCCAACGCTGGTCGTGAGTTAATCGTAGGTACCCAGCCTTCCAGAAATTCCCCCTTGGACCCGAACAGCACGTGGTACTTCAAGACTTGCCCGGTCTTGGTGTCAATACGGAAGACACCGGGAAGGCGCAGCGACTTACCACTATTGTGGCTGAGAATCACGTACTCACCCGCGGCAAGCAGGAAGCGACCAACATCCCTATCAGGGTATGGTATGTGTGGCTTCGCGATTGGTCGGCGCGGGCCTGTTTCATCCACGATCCATCCGCCGTCACTAACACTGTACGTGCCAACGCGGAGATCGAAGCCTGGGATCAAATAAGCGGCAATGGGAACGGCTAAAAGAGTAACAAACACACTACAGATGATTTTCTTCATGGTGGCCTCCATGCCACGCGGAGTCATGTGTCCTCGGTTAGATCGCGAAGCTGGCTTTTCCTGTCCTCTAGTTTAGCCTCTAGCTGCTCATTCTCAGACATGAGTTTGAGAATACGCGTATCCAACTCCTCCGATAACTCATATTCATCCTTATACTCATGCTCGTGCTTATACTCATTCATGGTTGTTCCATACATTGATGAGTGTAAGCATTACCCCTAACGGCCAAAGCACTGGCAACCAAAAATATGCCGTGAGTGGTGACATCCCCTTGTTGCGTACCAGTCCCTCCTGGTCCATGGCATGCGTGATGATCATCATGCCCAGGAAGTAGAAAAAACCTACAACCCACAGCGCCAACTCTACGTACGGACTAATCATCGTCGTCACGAAGCAGCTCATGGCGTTCACGCCATACGCGCGCCAGCTCATCGGCTTCTTCACCGCTCAGGCCGTAACCAGCAGCCTTGCGGAGAGCAATCTTACGAAAGAACGAAGACTTAAGGTACTTGGCTAACTTGTCCAGCGTGTCTTCAACATCGCCGTTGTAATCAGCCGATTCCTTAAGGATTTCTGCTTGTTCCCTGTCGGGGAGATCGAAAAATACTGCTTTATGCTCTTCGTTTTGCAGCAGCTCGGTAAACTCATCAGCCGACAGTCGTCCATCTTCCCACGGGTAGCCCTCCATGGCATTCCCCTTTCTAAATAATGCGCAGGTCTAGTTTCTTGGGCGGGAACCCTTCGTAATCCCCGAAAACCCATGAATCTTGTTCACGAAGAATCTTTTGCTCCAACACATCCGCGTCGCACCAAAATGTGCCGTCTGGCTGGTCATGACGCTTAGGGCCATCAACCCAGTGACGTCCCCAGGAGTTTACCACGAGCACCCCTGGCCTACGATAGTCATCATCCACGCCGATGATCGCCATCTGGTGCGGCCACTTACCAGACGGCTTGAGAAAGCCCTCACTATCCCGCGTGGTCATAAAACCGCATGCGCTTGCGATGGTGATCGCATAACCATTGGAAATAGCATCCCGCGCTTCTTCATACGTTGTTACAAGACTCACCGTACGAATAGGATGCTCTCGCATTGTGAGTTCCAGCTCGTCCGGCACACCTTTTCCCGGATTACCCCATTGCTTAGCGCGTTGCCCGGAATACCTACGCAGATCGCAGTTGGGATACTGAATACGCACCAGCGTCCCTATCTCCTTGGCTGCGCGCGCTCCCCACGCACCATACGAACCGTCGCTAGTACCTAGCTCTCCTCGTCCAATTTCCACTCGACTTGCCGCGTAGATTGGCTCAGTGGCGGTTTCGGCGACCCACTCTTCCATATCCCCGTTGACACAGATTTCCGTGGCCTTGACGGCGTCAACAGCAGCGGCCACTCCGAAACTGACACAGTCACCGATTGCTTGTGTGCGCACATTGTAATTACCAGTGAACCTTTCGACGTATTTCCACAGCAATGCAACTTTCCCTGCTCCACTTCCCTTGATCTGGTACGCGCATGGACCGAACACGGGGTTGCGAAGCTGCGACAACACTTCATTGACAGCGTGCGGGTTAGGAGACCATCCGAACCTGGGTATGGTTTTCTTTTTAGCCATTGGAGCTTTGCTTTACTTTCCTAGATTGCCTGTTCCTAATCAATTGACGGACAGGGCGCACAAAATAATGCCCGACAAAACCACCAATACGCGGAAGACCAATTGATGTGCGAATCGAATTCTCCAACCTGGTGAGCGGACAAATCTCCCTGGTGAACATCACCGTCAGAATAAAGCTATCGATTGGCACCCACACCCATACCGGAAGAAGAAACGGCAATACAAAAAAAGCAACACCGTTGATGATAACAATGGACGTGTGCCAGAGAATCACCAACGCCATTGCTATCTTCTTGAACGTATGTCTCTTAGGTGGATCAGGCGCGTACAGCGCATCAAGCATCTGCAGACTAATCTTCAACGACGAATTATCCGTCGTCGCACCCACGTTCTCATTAAGCCTCGCCATGAGTTCACGAGCCTTGTCTTGCTCCAAGTACTCATCGACGATCTCAACTATCGACTGTGCCTCCTGATTCGATGTCGGCATTTTCTTCCTCTTCGTCTGTTTTTTGAAGAGCTTTCCATTCTTTCTTTGCGCTTCCTTGCAGTTTTTTTCCAGATTTTAGATTACGACCATTCGCATAATGTTGCCTATATCTTTCTATGTTGCTCTCTTTCTCAGCTTCTTCCTGAGGTGTGGGTTCTCGCACCTACGCACCCTCCGACGATTTAGCCAGCGCCGCTTCCTTACAACCAAGACCAATAGTGCGGAACGCATCAGCTATGTCAGTTTTGACATCAGCAATAGGCTTGTTCACATCAAGTCCCTTGTCGCGCAACGCTTCTTCCACCACATCAGTCAGCTTTGTGTACTTCTCTTTCTCCCACCCGGATACCTTGACCATACGCCCCCACAGATTCAATAGGTCCGCCGTGGTCTTGATCTTGTCACCATACCGGCCCTCGCCCACAAACTCAGCAAAGATTGTGAACATACCGTAGGCCGCCAGACAGTCATCACGCGGGATATCCTGCACGGCCTCGACCACTCGCCCCCTGAGCTCGGCATTGATATCCGGAGGAGGGGGCCCAGGGGGAGGAGGCTGAGAGGACGGGGCGAAGAGACACCCCGAGAGAAAAGACAAAACGCAAACCGCAGCTAGTGTACTACGCCTGATTTGTTTCCGTGTCATCACTGGTCTCCTCTGCAGGACGTTCTTCTACATCCGCATCACTGGAAACCGCGTGATGAATATCAAAGAGGCTGTCGTTAATATCTCGACAAAGCTCCGCGCCTTCTTTGTGATCACGCAACCGCGATGCAAGACGATGCAGCGCCTCGATATCTCTAAGCGCATTAGAGGTTAACTGGTGCGAGCAGTTGCAACCGACAGTCTCCACCACAGGTGGGCAGCAACACGTACTACCCGGGTCAGGCGTGAGCGCTTTCTTGATAGCTTGTGATACTACCTCAGCGTCGTCACGCCTACCGAGACCAAATATCATGCGACGAAGCCAGGGCCATGCCAACATGACAATGCCGCTGCCAACGATGCCCGCCGCCTGGCCCCACCAACCAAGATCGGTATGCACGTCGACAAAGCGGCTGTAGACAACAGCCGACGAACCGTACAACACCAGGCCAGCTCCGCCGACCTGTCGTAGTCGTGGTAGTGGTACTGCTTGCATTCTTATTCGATGACCTCTTCTTCAGGTTCCTGCATGCTCGCTTCCATAAACTTCTTAGCGAGGTTCACAAAGATTGACCACCCAGCAACGACGACGGGCGTGTACATACCAAAGTCGGTACCCATTACGTTGGCCGACAGGTAGGTCAATCCAGCGCCAGCACTGGCAATCAAGGCACCCTTGCCAATTTTAAACCAGTCAGCCACATTCAACGAAAAACGGCCATTTTCCATGATTCATCCTCTCTTACATAAGTGCGTTACGAGCTGCGTTTAACCCACCAGCCCAGATACCGATGCGCTTCACATTATTTACAGCTACTGGCGACAGCCCCGCCAGCGCTCCTAGTATTTTACCCGCCACGATTCCAGACAGTAAGCCAGATCCCGCTCCAATTGCAATACGACCCACATCCATGGGCGACACCCAGTTAGATCCTCCGCGAGAAGCGCTGGCACCATGCACCAACCCAGCAGCCATGGCGGCCGATGCTGGTGACGTGTATGGGTTAGCTTGTGTGTAATTCTTCGGAGTACCAAAGGTATTCACGTGAATGCCGGGTTCGTTCAGCGCCATGCCACCAGGACCAATACGGTTGGCATTTGGGTCGTTGGCCGGATCAAGTTTACCTACGATCGCACGATACTGTATCACTGGGTCGATGTTGTAAGCACGTTTTTCAACGCCATCCCAAACACGCTCAGTAAACTCTTTCACGTTGATGAAAGGTATGTACATCTGGGAGTAGTAGTCAGCCGCTGCTTTCTGCATCTTGGGATCAACAAAAGACCCAATCTTCTTGCGCCACTCGTTATGCAGCTTCAGTGACTTGGCAGCGCTTCCTGGGTCAAGCTTCTCAATTTCGTGCCAAGTCCTGTTGATATTCTTGCGGGCCCTGGGATTTATGTCAGGGTACCTCCTATTGTATGGTCGCTCAAAACCAGATACCGGTCCGTGCATACTGGACCGCTGCAAACCAGCCGCAAGTCCGGGTACTGCCCCTGTTAGCGCACCAAGAATACCCAGCCACTTGCCCATACGCGGCTTCTTATCGAAATACTCTGGTGCCAGGGCATGCCCAACAGGCCCAACTGTATTGTCCCACAAGGTCCCCAGTCCAAGCCCGCCAAGTCCCGTGATCGCAGATCCGGCAAGCATCATCGAAAGCGGGCTGGCGTTGCCTTTTCCAACCAACCACTCCTGCGGCTTGACGTAGATATTCCGTAAAAATCGACTGATGTCACCCATCTTGATCGCGCGCTTGACCATCACGTATTCACTGGGGTCGGGAGTCATGTGACTCACCTCAACTCCAGATACAGCGTCAAGCCGGGACAAGCGATCCCACCTGGCAGTCTTCTTGAACTCATCGTTAACGGGCATGATGTGCACATGACCGGTAAACGGCTGCAGGAATACAAACGCGGCATCGTCAGGCCAGCGCGCAGAAGCTTTTTTGATAAGCGTAGCCGTCGGCAGCGCAGCATTGAACACGCGCATCACGTCATGCGAAACATCACGCCACGACTGCAGCTCAGCAGCTTTGTCGAGTACCTGAGCAATTGATGGCATCTTTCAACTCTTCAATGGAGTGGTAAACAGGTACCCCGCTGGCCAGTGCAACGGCTTCTTCCTTGTCAGCACCAGCAGATGCTCCCGGCAATCTAAGGAGCGCGTCAGCCGCCTCGACCCAGGGTAGGTCAATAGCCAGCCAGGTATCCTGATCAATCCCCTCGTACTTATGTTCAATTATAACACTGAGATGCGGAATCAGGGGCGCGTAACCGAGTTTGATCAACGTAGCTCCCACGTCAACAGCATCGTACATGTTATCGAGACGGGCCGCGTACTTAAGTGTCCCGCCATTGCTGATTGGCCCAGAAACGTACACGCGCGGACGAGGCATCACTTAATCCTGTGTGTTCTCAACGTGATTCCTGTCTTAGCGCAAACTGCCAGGCAACGCAGATAGTATACCTTTTCAGACTTATCGCCTGTAAGGAGGAGCACAATGCCCGGTCTACGGTTTGTTGCCAGGGCGTAGAAATGCGCTTGGCCAATAGCTTCCTGCCACTTTCGAGCCCACTCAACTTCCCAGGCTACTTTATCGGTCAAAATATCAACGCGGCTGCCGTCAGGTGTACGGTGCTCAGCTTCGCCGCCAAGCTCCTTAGAGAGCAACTTTATCCATTCGGTTTCGGGCTTCTCAGCAGCAGGCTGCGGTGACGCTAAAACAAGCGCGCACCCGACGATCAACCAACGAATCATAAAACCTCTCCTGTATTGGCGCCAATAGGATTAACGCGGTTCAACCAAAAGAGGCTTTCGCTTGGATGCAGACTCGGGAGAGAACGGAAAAATTGACCTGGTCCTGATCTGACGTGGAAAGCTCTTGTTAGCCTTCTTCTTATCCGCGTCAGTACCCGCGTTAGCGGAAAACTTGGTACCGGTAAACTCAACCGGTAGCTTACTCAGTTCTTCCGGGGTCGGCATCTTCGCCGTGGGATCCATGGCCCACTCGACATTGGCTTCCTTGGCCCATGTTCGCATTCTGCGAACAGGTACGATCAAGTTGAAGCCTTCACCAGCACCGCGCACCAGCATACCAATGTAGCGACCATCTTCCAGGTAAACACCACCACCCGACGAGCCAGGAAATGCCGTCACGGTAGTCTGGTCAAAAACACCATTGAGGCCGCTCAAAACTCTCCCATGCTGACTCACGATTCCTGCCGTCATGCTATTTGAGCCTAGTTGGCCAAGTAGGGAGCCCACGTGAAAGAGGCGCGTGCCCAACGAAGGGATCTTCTCATCCAGGTAGAACCTGGAAGAAGTCGCAATGAAGTTCTTCTTCCTGACTCGCAAAAGCGCCAGATCGTGGCCGTGATCTGCATCACTGTAACGAATGACCTTGGCATCCATTTCGATGCGACCGACTGTCCGGCCATCTTCAACCAGGGTCTTAATGATCTGCGCATCGGCAAACTCAATGATCGTACGCTTGGCACCCGTCATAGGATCCACGACAGCACGAGTGCTACGTAGGCCAGACACCACGTGTGCAGCCGTCCAGATGAAAGTGATACCATCTCGGGTGAATGCGACGCCCGATCCCTCTGATCGATTTGCACTAATCGTGACAGAGATGTCCTGGAGAAATGCCGGAATACTCTGTTCGGCTTTCTTGTCCTCGGCATATACAGCTGTGTCACGCACCGAGGGAATGCTTGCCACACTCAGGAAGGTTGCAACCAGCAGTAGCTTGAACATGTTCTTCATCGTGTATACCCTTTCGCTTCCATGCTATTGAGGATTATCACGTCTAAATGCGTTCCTTGATTGTATGTGCTATGTGCTACCGAGCTGAAGGTTAATTGCGGCTTTAACGTCTATCAGCACGTTCCCCGGCCCTTGCCTTTGCGCGATTTAATGCATTGAAAATCATATAGAGCCCAGCACCAGCACCAGCACCGCGCCCCTTGCCGCCTTTACCCTTGCCCCTTGGAGGCCTGGCGCCGGGCTTACTGCGCCCGCCAGCCATTATCCGCTCTAGCAACGACGTGCGTCTGGTGTCAATCGGGTCACCCGCGCCTGCCGGGATACCGTGCTCCTCAATGGAACCCACACCAGTCGTGGCATCGGCTACCTGTTTGCCAAATACCTGTTGAAACCCCGTCCCGTCCGGCAACAGCTTGTATATCTTGGCATCGGGGGTCTTCCACAGTTTGTCCCCGGTGCCCGGATGCGTGAGCGTCACCGTGGCATCTGGTAACCGCATCGCGTCCCCTCGCGGTGACCCGTGAGTTGGGCCCAGTCCCACTTGTGGCCACTCACGGGTCACCACGGGAAGGTCAGCCAGGACATCCAATTGGCTTTTCGGTATACCCCGCGTATCAGCAGGCTGTTGCTCAAAAAAGAAGTCGCGTTGCGCCTGCCCGGGCCGAGCCTGCCCCGCGACGAGGGGTTGATCCCACCCGGCGGTAAGCAGCTGATTTATATACGAGATCCTCTTTTTAGCCATGACATACTCACGACGAGGGCCGTGGCCGCCAATATCACCGCTTTGTGCTCTTAACGCAGCCGCCATCTCAGGAGGTAACCCCTTTAAAAGCTTTTCCGGGAAGCCGGGAACATCCGAAGAAGGTGGCGTGGCGCCTGCGTGAAGACCCGCCCCAACGGGGTCAAACTGATGACGATACTGTTGGCCAGATTTAAATCCAGCGAGCCACTCATCAAGTGCCTGATGCTGCGTCGGCTTGGAGCCATAAGCCGAAGGCGGATCCGCCCACTTAATACTACTACCATCACTGCTCAGTTTCCCGCCGAACTGATCGATCAGCGCTACGTTCTCTTTAAGTTTTGCAGCGGGATCGCTTCCCATCAAAGCCTCTTTCCACCCCTCGATCACAGCCGACGGCAACTGCGGACTTGCCGCACCAGCTCTGAGACCCTGGTTCGGCACACTAGCAACCCATTGCGGATTGCGCCGTCCGATGCGATCGGCAGCAAGGTCCGCTGCTTGTGTCATAGCTACCGACGGACGTTTAGTAGCTTGCAACGGAGTGTCGGCGGGTTGTTCAGGGAACCCGGGAGTTCCGTGTCCGCCAAACCAATTAAACTCTGAATCACGGCGGGACGGCCCGCCAAAACCTGACAGGCCTATGCTATCCCCGAGACCGAAGTGGCTTGTTCTATAGCCTAGGCTGCCCGTGTCACGCCCTCCAACGGACGGTACCTCAAGAAGATTAGGCGTGCCATGTCGGCCTGACGTCATCAGGCGGTTCCAAGCATTCCGGGCAGGCAGTTGCCTTCGCCTGATCATCTCTAGCAGGGCCGGGCGGGAAGTCTCTGACAGTCCCCAGAGTTTGTCGTCTGCAAACATCTCCGCCCGCCCCGCGGCCAGGTCGGGCTGCAGCATGAACTGATCATTCCAGTTCAACACATCCGGGTTCCTGATTTTTTGTATGTCCGGGACGAAGTTAGACCGACGCGGCTTATAGCCTTTTGATCGAGCATACCTTTGCGTAGCTTCAAACGACGGCATTTTCCTGCGATTCTTACCTCTTACCGAGATCATCTTGGCGATATTATCAACTTCCGTTTTCGGAAAGTCAGGGATATTCGCGGTCAGCGCCTTCGTTGTACGCCTGGTCCTGGCACCCTGCGCCATCTTCTGAAATACCCTGCGAATGTCATATACCATGCGACTATATGCCTTCATTAAGTATCGGCGGGGTAGCCTTCTGCCGCTCCAGCAGCTTCTGCGCAGCAGCCTGGCGTGAGGCTTTATCCAGTTTAAACTTCTTCATGTCATCACTTGTCGCGCGGCCCTGGCGCCAACGCAGTGCAGATGCCCACATATCCTGCTTTGGCGGCTCCACGTGAATGTTCAGCAAGTCCTTCGGATCCGGCTTGTTGGGCACGGTGAACTGGTACCCGGAACCCATGTGCAACCACGTGGATGCTTTTCCAGTATCACGAACCATGCGATATCCGCCCGGCTCGTTGAGGATCAACTGGGCAATGAATGGCAGGTTGCGCGACTGGGCCTGCTGGAATGACTGTTGTCCGTAGTTCAACGTCCCCCGTCCCGGCAGTCCGGGGAAGCCGCGACTGGGTGCGCCAGCCTGGTGGCCCCCTAATGACTGAACAGCCCACTGTGTACGCACTAGGTGCTCACGCTCGTTACGCAGCCGTTCGCGCCGGTTGATCGGGCGCATGAGGAGATTCTTGATGTTATCCCACAGGGATTTCTTATCACTGTAAAGCGGCGTCTCGCCCACATAAGGGACGGTCATCATCTCGTCGAGATAGTCGGAAGGTGAGTTGAACAGGTCGACCCCCTGCTCGATCGGCCCGCCAACACCCTGGAAAAGATTCCGCATGGTCTGGTTACCGCCCGGCATCTGCAATCGGGAGAAGGTGGGCTGCGCCTGCTTCTCAATAATTGAATCGAGAACGTTCTTCACATCAGACGCAAACTCGTCGCGCACACCACGCGGATCCTGCGCTGCCTTCTCCAGCAGCTGTGTTGCCCTATCAATCAGGTTGTATGGGCGACCTGGCGTTGCGGAAAAATGCTTGGGAGATCCTGAAGAAGCGAGCTGCGGTGCCATAAAGCGTGGTTGGGACGCGATCCGAGGTGCTTTAAAAGGAGATGGGGGTGGTGTGCGATGTGGGGCAGTCGGTGCTGCAGTACTAACTGTATTCGCTGTTGGACGCCATCCTGAGGTAGCCGGTGGTTTGTTCTGAGCTATCTGCTGCTGCGATGCAGCCGGGCGAATCTGCTGGGGCACTGGCGTAACAGGAAATTGTGGCCGATGTCCGGCACTCATAGCTGACCCTGCCCCATAACCCTGACGGTGCTGTGGAACCGTGGCAGCTATCGTAGAAGAAGGTGTAGTGGTGGGCTGGTTATGCGGCAATGAGTGCGACTTAACTCGGCGAGCTCCCAGGGCTTGCAAGCCCGATTGCCGCTGTTGCAAGTTGGATGTGCGACGTGGAGGTTGGGGAATAAGGGCAGTCTTTCCGCTCGCCCCGATGCCGAATTGCTGGGGCGCTACTCCCGACCGAGGGGAATTCTTATAGGTCCCAGGAAACCGGTCCATAACAGTGTTGGTCAGTGCCTGCGTTCCCAGGCCCGGGCCCATCGGGTCACGGCTATCGTCACCAAACATGTTAAGGAAGTTCTCTTTTGACCAAAACGGGGCTCGTCGAACCGGCGGCTTACCGGCCTGCTTCTCGGTGAGCCGGGCAAGCGCCTGCTTTACGATATCGGCAGTGCCCGCTTTCTTATCTCGCGTCTTTTTCCAATTTTTCATATCTGGTCCAAGGTACTTGTCGCCAGCGCCTTCCTTTTCCAGGTCTGCCGGGGAGGGCGCAGCAGCCCTGGGCATATGGATCCTGAAACCCGTCGGCGCGTGTGTGAGTCCGTAGATTCCACCCTCTTCGGAATCAATACGGAACTCCTCGGGGCTCTCCTTGATCAGCCTGCGCAGGAGGTCATGCTTGGCCGGGTAGTTCTTCCGGTCTGACTCGCCCTTGGCTTTCAGGAGCTGTGCGAGTATCCCGGCGGCGGGCCGTTGAAGATCACCTGGCTTTTTCCCCGTTTCCGCCATAGCGCCGTCCTTGGGCTATCCGATTTAGAAGAGCACGACGAACCCCGCGAGTTCCTTGCCGCTTCCCTGCATTCATGGGCCAGTTTCTGACGACCAGAACCTGCCATCGGGATGGGGTTCGTCGCGCTGTTGTCGAGTTTACCCGAAGTGTGGTCATCAGCCAATGTCGCTACGCCTTACCTTTGAATCCCACTCCCTTGCGCCCCCAGGCAATACTAGGAATCTTGTGCCGACCCAGGGAACTAATAGCGCCGATATGATCGCATAAACTGGGGATATACAGCTTGCGAGACAAATTGGCGTCACGGAAAGACTCGCCAACCACAACGTCTATTTGACGATGGTGCACGTGATTTACAAAACGAGGCGCACGCAACAACCTGCTGGCAGATCGCCTGGGGATGCACAGCGCAAGTGCGCCCCAGAAAGTCTGCGTGTACATCGCCGATGTACGATTACCATGCCATGCGTCTATCCACTGGGGAGTTATGCTCTCCCGCAACGGCGCATCGCCACCTGAAGTCTTGTACCGCTTGGCAACCATGGCTGGGCTGGCATACGGCGATAGGAAGCCCACCGTGTGCGACTCAACGGTATCCATGGCTTCCTGTAATATGTCTGCAGCGTCATCAGTCCAGATCGTGTCGTCCTGCACAATCATGATCCAGTCTGCATCCGTGTTATCCAGCAGGTACCGTAGAGCAAAACGCCAATTACGAAAGGCGCCGAGAGTCTCTTCGTGCTCATGACGAATAACCTGCGGCCACCCGGGAGTTTCCTCAGCGCCGGGTTCGCAGAAGAGATGGAGGTCCTGGCAGAAACCAGCGTTAACCAGGCTCAATATAGCAGCATGTAGATAACACTCGTCACCGCGCGGGCAGGTGGTCATGCCCAGGGCTAGCGTTGTTTTCATGGTGCTAGCAATCGTAACATCTTCTCAGTGCATGTCGATGGAAATTGAGCTCTGCGCTCTTCCAGTTTGGCCCTCTCAGCCTGCGCCAGCTCCTCTTTCAATTTCTGCAAATCTTTGGACATGATCCCTATCCCCAGGGAACGTTAGGACAATACGTAAATAACACAAATAACTGCACCAGGGCTACCACACAAATAATGGGAATAGAAAAACGGTGCTTACATGCCCATATCCAACAGAGCGCGCCGAGCACCAGGGAATTGCCGAGGAACTTACACCCCACGAGAAGCGATACGCCGCCTCGCCGCAGTATCCATCTCGCGACGGGATTCAACTCGACATCGATAAGAAAGTTGGCATCCTGCACACATCTGAATGTGTCATATGCTGATACTGCTGCTATGAAGAGCCACAGTAAAGCAAAGCATCCGACACTGAATGGCTTCCTTGCCATCGCAACACCTTATTTCATTTTGTTGTATATACCCTCTACTCCGCTATCTTCTCATACCAACGGTATATTCGCCCATATGCGGACTGCCATGCAACACCATGATCTTCTTCGTCGCAGAACCATGAGAGTACATGGGCGTACTCATGCAAGAGGATGTGAATATCATGCTCTTCACTACCACTCTTGTATATCGTGATCATGAAACCGCGCTCAGGGCGCTTGGTATCGAACTCGCACATCCCGTGCTCAACGAGATCAGCTTTCAGCACCACGCGCAACTTGTTGCCGCATGGGAGTTCGTTTCGGATCTTGCGAGAGATCTTATAGAAGAACTTATATTCTTGATCACGTGACATGATTATTCCGCTTCCCTGGGAATAGCTTCACGTCGAAACTTGGTTTACTAATTCTCGATCCGCGCCAAGTGCTTCTTCAGCTGCTCCATGATTTCGGTGTTCGCCGCAATCACATCGTTGGACCTGCGCACCAGCTCCTTAAGAGTGGCCGTATACTCTCCCTCGATCGTGTCGATACGGCCAGCCAGTCGTTGCTCACGTTTCCAGCTTTGCCAAACAAAAAACAGAACCAGGGTTACCATGATTCCGTATTCTTGCAGAAGTGGTGCCAGCTCCATTGCGTTCCCTCGCGTGGTGCCACATACGTAAGTAAAAACTTTCACCAAGACCCCTTGGACACCCCAACCCAAAGTCCTATGCCGCCGAATAACCGGCGACAACTTGTGGCGGCAAATGCAGGTACATCCGCCACACGCCTCCCAGCCCGCAGCCTATGCTAGAGCCAGTTACCCGGATCGATTTTCCACCTCCTGTGAACAAACCATGATCCCCTAACCTGTCGGTACCTTCGACAAATCCGAGTGAAAGTTGTAATACATGAATTCTATAACAGCGCGGCGCCTCGTGGAATTAGAATGCCAGAAACTCGTCTTTTTGCCTGATAAATATAGGCGTCCCTTCGCCCATGTAGGCGTCGACGACGTTGAAATTAAAGTACTCAACAGCTTCGTCGTAGGTCATCCCGTCCCGATCCATCAGCACCTGGATGCACTGGCTGGTCGAGTACGCTACGAGGGGCTCTGATCCAGCCCGGTACGCGAGACCAATAATCGCGTCATCAAACCCGTCAGCTGTCAGCGCTTCCGGGTTCTGTTCCTGGATCGTCAGCGTCAGGGGGTCTTCTTGGTGTTTTTCGGCGGACATGTTTTCGTTCCTTTTTTCCTAGTACTGAACGAGTGTGCTCCGCCTCCTTGCGCTTGATAGCCTTCCTGGCGCTAGACAGCAGGTACGCCATGGACTCGGCGTCTTCCTGCTCCACAAAACAAAGCCCGTGTGGCAGGACCTCGACTACCTGCCGGTTGTCTTTGTCTTTGTCTTCATCATGAGACATGGTATGGAAAACCATGCCAAGGTCAACAGACCGCCTGGTCGTATGCCCATCAATTCCAAAAAACGGGCCTGGGCCGTGCACTGCCCAGAAGATTTCGAAGTCGTCAGGTATTTCCGTGCCTAGGAAGCACACGGGCAGCGCTGCGTAGGAATTTGGCCCGTGATCCATACGACGTTGTCGCTCAGCTGACGTGAGCGCCAATACCGCCTTATGCACCTTCTTAGCATTACTCTTTACGCATATCTGGCGGAGCTCATTGATCTGATCTATGAACGGGACAGGCGGCCTGGGTGATGCGTCTTCAATTGGTGGATGCACAGCACTTCCTCCGAAAGTATGGAAGGAGGATGAGTACGATGCTTTTGTGATAACCCAGACTAGGCTACCTTGTGAAGCCTTGTGCCGCGGAAACGATCTCTCTATTGGCGCCAATAGAGAGTGCTACGGCTGCCCGCCGAGGGCGGGTGGAGCGCCAGTCCCTGCGACTTCGAGTGCGTAGCTCGGCTGCTAGAAATCCGGTTTGACCGGAGCACCTTCCCGGGTCGGGGTGCCATCATCGGATGCTCCGGGAACTTCCGGCTTCTGGGCTGGCTGATAACGTGGGTGGCTCTTCCGCCGCGTCAGAAGCTGTTGGTAGATCTTGATAAGTTTTCCAGCCATAGCGGGAGTAACTCCCATCTCCGCTGCGCCATGTGCCAAAATACCTGCATCATCCATACCGAATACCGGGGACAGCGGCCAGTTCCTCGCCAGCTTCTTCTCCGCCCAGTCGCCGTGCAAAGCTTTCAACAGCTTCTGCAATTGCGGCTCCAATGGACCACCTTTCCCCGGGCGCTGCGCATCACGCCACAGGTGAGCATCAAGGGCGTTCATAGCCGTACTTTTGGGCTCTGGTACGGCTTCCGTCGGTGGAGAATCATATAACGCCACCATAGCGTCAACACCCCTGCCCTTGTGTAAACCTGCAGGGCCCGCGGCCGTGGCGCTGGGAATACTGGGCTTCGTCTTCTTGAAACGCCCGAAAGCACCTAAGCCAGCAGCGGTGGCAGCACCACCAAGTAACAGTGCCATGAAGCTACCGAAGCCGCCTTCTCCACTGATCGCACCAAACAGACCTATGAGTGCCAGGGGTATGCCCACCATCAACAGTCCAAGTTCCAATGGACTACGATCCTGCAGGAAATCCTTGACCTTACCGAACCCACTCGCGTCCGGTGCCTGCGCAAGCATGGCAGCTATCTCACTATTATGATCGGCTATAGTCCCCACATCTTCGTTGTCGATCACCCCGTCAACTTTAAACTTCTTCATAAACTTATCAGCCGTGGCAGCGATCTGCTGCGGATACACGGGCGTATCATTGCCAAGCTTCGTTCTCAGGTCACGAGCCTGCTGAATCATATGGATGCGCAGCAATTCCTTGGTAGCATCCTGCCGAACTGCATCCGTAGTATGCCCAACGCCAGCAGCAGGACTCTCGGGAGTTGCATGTACACCAGTGCTCTCAGAACTCGTGAGATACTCCGTCAACTCTTGCTTGTAAGTTTCAAGTGCAGCCCATGGCTTCTGATCATCAGCAGTCACCATCTCATCAAACACGTTGTTGTCCATATCTCCGTACAAGAACGAGTCAGGAATACCAGTCGGCGCCATGGGGCGTTCCAGTGTTCCCTCAGGGGGTTGGGTCCAGGGTACGCGAGGATCATAAGGCTTCGCCCGCAATGGCGGAAGCGGCCCCGCACTGAGCGGTGGGGGGCTGGGACCGTCATTCCGAGGCGGCGGGAGATAGGTCTCGGGTGCGATAACATCTGTAGTAGGTAGCACCGGAGTTCCGCTTTCCGGCAAGTCAACGACTGGTGAAGCACTTTCTTCTGAGAGCCACTCTGGCGGGATGTCGCCTTCTGAGAGCAGCTCGGGCCCTGGCGGGTCTTCGCTCAGCGGCGGCCCCGCATCGAGCGGCGTGGATGGCTGCTGCGACTTCTTCGTCATGCAGGACGGACGATTAAACGATCCGAAGAGCGCATCAACGGACTGGGAGTCAACAGTGATACGTGGGCGCCAATTGCTTTTTTTCATTGGATCATCCAACTGCGATGAGATTGCGTTGCTATCATCCGTGCCGCGTAACAAGAGACTTGATCTACTGGGAGTACCAGCGGATGGCCGCTGCAGGTAGGGTGGCGGCTCCTGCACAGGACCAACAGGATTCCGCCGCCGCTGCAGCTGCTCCTGTTGCTCCTGTTGCTCCTGTTGCTCCTGTTTCTGCCTGCGCTCCCGCACGCCCGGATACTGCTGCTCCATGTAATACTGCGGCTTGATCTTTCTAGAATAGAGCTCACCAACATACTCAGCCCAACCACGAGTTGCAGCCTCCACATCTGGATCAGCCATGAACGCCGCCTTGCGGAGCGCATGTCGCTTATACACCTTTTCCTGGTACTCAATATCCTGTGGATTAAGCCTGGGTGCAATCCTGCGAGAGAAAGTCGATGTTCCAGGAAGACTAATCGAGTGACGGTCCACCCCCTCCGCGTGCCTGTTCTTCTCGTCAAGCTGATCAACCTGCTCCCAAGCAGACTTGAACGTCAAGTAACGCTTCACCCGGCTGCCACCTGGTTGAGCCGGGTCCGGAACTTCAATCACCTTGAGGTTAGCCAGCTGCGCGTCCTGCGCCGCACGAAACTGCGCGTCGGACATGCCTTCTTGTCGTTCCACGTACCACTGGAAACGAGATACCGGGACATCTATGCCATGCATGTCCCGTATCATTTCATTTGGCAGGAACTCGGGAGGAAGTTGCCCGAATTCACGTCCGTACTTCCCATCTGTTATCAACCGCTGCGCTTCTGCCTGCGCCTTCTTTTCCCCGCCCGGCTCGATTTCGATGCGGTAGAAGGAATTGAGCAACGGATGCGCACGTGCCGCCGAATCAAGTGCCGCGCTTCGCCAATCCATACCAAGCACGCGTTGGCCGTCGGGAGTTTTCTTGTCGGCGGAGAGTGGGTATGGCACCGTATCTGTGAAGTGCGTTGACCCCACTGTCATCGCCCGTGTTGGGATGGAGCCTCTAGCTGGCCAACCTATGTCAAGTAATCCCTCGACTCCACCGACGTTGTCCTGACGGTCACCAAACGCTGAATCCCATATCCGATCCCACATGTCACCTTGTCGCTGCATACCTTCATCGCTACCGAAACCGCCCATTGCCGTCACCGCACCCGATTGGAGCACTACGGCCGTTGTTGGAACTTTGCCCGCGACCCTGCCCGCGACCCTGCCCGCACTGCGCGCGGCCATCATTGGGTCGCGGAACGCATTGCCTGCACGCTGGGCCCATACTTTCGGTGATGTTGCGCTTCTGAGTCCGTTTTGTATCGACGTAACCATTCCAACACGCGGAGGCGCTTTATTGCCCCAGTGTTCCACCGCTTTGCCCATCCGATACAACGGATTAGCGCGGCGGAGGCCAAGCCCGTATCCGCCCTGCCTCAACGCCCTTCTCACCTGGTCACTGTTCTTGAAACCCATCACGAGGTGAGCTGGTTTTCGCGCCCACCGCGACATGCGTAGACCGCGGCCCGTCCGCCTGGCTACAGTTTTGACCAGACGTGCCGCTGACGCTCCGGCGAACGGTGATAAGACTTCAGCAACACCAGCAGCCGTATGCTCAGGAGGCGTCAGGCCCATGCCGGGAAAGAAGTTCCGCGGCTTGTGAAGCCAATCACGGTCTATCCACGACCCGGCAGGGAACTTCCGCCTCTGTTCATTTAGATACGCCACCAAAGACGGATTAGGAGCGTTCGAGCCCGGGGTACCTTTCCATTCGCTGGTATTAGGATCACGCTTGGAGAAGTATGGTGACCACTGGAAGTAGTCCTTACCGGTGTAATGCTTCCCAAAGAACGGAACCGCGCGAGCTACGTCCTCTCGGGCAGCTAATGCACCGCCCCAAAGAGAATCCGCGCCTGCTCTTGCACTATTGGTCCACGAGGATGGCTCTGGCAATCCTCTAAGATAATCAGTAGCGCGGCCGCCTTGGTAGGCCGCCGAGGCACCAACACCCAGCGTCGCAGCAATAGGCGCGGCTAGCGCGCCCGTGAGTCCAGAGTAGGTATTGCCAATGACGTCCCCGGCAGTCAGAAACGCTCCCGATATGGCTTCGCCTCCAGTGGATTCCCAGGCAGGCGCAGACGAGATCCGCTGCCCCAAATCGGTCCATGAACCCGGGTCCACTCTATTCCATTTAGTCTCCTCGGGATCCCACTGCCAGTCACGGAACTTTACACCCTGTGCTGTATTCCATTCCTCCGGGGGAATTTTCTGGAAGTCTTCAGAACCTGCCCGTTGTACGCTTTTCAAGAAAGGATAGGAGTCGCCACGCCTGTTGAGCAGATTGGTGACTTCAGGCGAGGGAGTGGGCTCAAGCCTGCCGCGATTAGCAATGAACTGCTTACCACCGCCAACCTCATCGTGCATCTGGGCAAGTCGCCGGTGCGCCAGGCGTTGCATGCCCGTCATCTTGCGCAAGTGTGCCCGGGTCGGCGGCTGGTACGGAGTGGATCGATTTGCCGCTTGATGGGGCGTTTCGAGTCGTTTGGCGTGGGCTTTCCTCCCGAGATCGTACGCGCCAGGATTACCACGTTGTTTCCAGGGCTGCTGCCCGGGAATAGCCTTCCCCTTTTCGTCGTAATACGGATAAAGGCGCTTGAAACTAGTACGCGCTTGGTGCTGCCGCTGCTCTTCCGCAGCCATTTCCGACGGGAACCAGTACGGCTCACCGGTCTTGGAATCCCATAGCCCGCCACGATTCCGCTCGCGGAGCGCGGCAGCCTCGCTATTTCGGCGGACTATATCCTCCCTAGTATCCTCTGCTGGTGGCGGGGCACTGCCAGTGAGGAGCCTCGGGGACGAGAATGGGAACGGCTGCCCCGTCTTCTCCAGCTCTTCAGCGAGATCCGGAACCATTTCCGCTGCACGCTTCAGCATCAGTTCAACGGTCTCCGGACCGTAACCGTGCTGGCTGCAGTAATCCATGACGCCACTACAGAAAGCTTCGGCGTCTGTCTTAGTTACATTGCTCATCGTGAGCGTATTCCTACTTCGTTTTTGGCCCCACCACGCCCTGCGGTCTGGGCTTAATTGGCGTCGGCTTCGGTCCCTCGAAAGGCTCGCCGGTGGTTGGAGGCCTACTGAAAATACCACCCCTACCAGAGGTTGCGCCGCCCTGCGGACCCGGCTGTTTCCTTGGCGGCAGCTTCGGCGACGACCCGGCCCCAGTAGGCGGTGCTGCCGGTACTGGCGGGGGAAGATGATCCCCACCAGTCGACGGCCTGGCAGGCGGACGGACAGGCGGTTGCGGGACTCGCTCCATCATCCCACTACGATGCTGCTTGCCGGGGGGAAGGTCCTTAGGAAGATCTTTGGGCGTGGGAGACGGCGGCGGAGATGTAGGGGCCTGCGCAGGTGGAGTCTGCTTCGGATCACCAGGTAATGCTGTTGGCCCACCCGGCCATCCCATAGCACCTGGCTGACCCGACACAGGCTGGGCTGTCTCGGGCCGACCACCCGGTCTGTCAGCACTTGGCTGCGGCTGCCGTCCTTGTGCCATTGCCCGTGCTGCTGGCGCCTGGGCTTGATCGTTCAGTTGATCGAGTCTCCGCTGGGCGATCCGGCGACGACCACGTAGGGTCGCCTTATGCCTGGGACTCCTGGCTTGCCGGATTTGCCGGTCGAGATCGGTGACCGTCCGTTGCGTATTACTGCGCGCTCTACTGTCGGACATACGTGGCTTCGGCGGGGCGCTCTTGTTGGCATATTCTTCTTGCGCCATACGCATGGCATCGCCCGAGCTGTAGCCCTCCTCGTTTACCAACTGCACCGCCCTATTGCTGATAGCGCCATGAGTCCGTCTACGCTGCTTCCGTCCCGCATTCTGCAGACGCCAGGATGTCTGGGCGTCCCGCAGCTCTTGCGGCGTAGACTGCGCGTCGAGAGGTAGACCGGTCATACGACTTAAGGCGTTAACCCGGGTCATATGTCCCCTGTCTCTACCAGCCTGGACATCTGCATCAAGCTGTTCACGCTCCTGTTGCTTGCGTGCAGCACGTTGCTGCAGCGCTGGCCCTTGATTAGCGCGCATGTGGGCGAGGTTGGCCATACGACCGCCTAGGCCCGTAGTGTCAATATGCCCGCCCTTGCCGCCGCGCTGCTTGGTGAACTTTCCGTATGACCCGTGGCGCCTGGCCATCTCTTCACGACTGGGCAGGCCCATCGCCTCCAGTGAGGCATCTCGGCTTTCGAGCGATCCACCCCTACGTCCCATCGAGTTATACGTATCAATATTCCGATTGGCTAGGTCCGTACGGTTCTTCACGTGAGCCCGGTACGCGGGATCAAAGGCGGACTGACCACCGTAGGTGTCATCCCCGTGACTGGGCTCAAGCCAGCTTTTCGACTTAGTTCGATTCTGGTAGGGCGCCGGGACTGTATCATCACTGTACCCGGGGATATCCCGCACTTTGTAACTCTCAGCACCATCGCGACCACTAGCCATTGCCCTGCTCGCAGCACCACTATCGCTCGGGGATACCCCGCGAATCCTCTTGAGTTCTTCAATGGCTGCATCGCCAGTCGATGGTTGAGCAGGTGCTGACGGCTGCTGCCCCTGGGCTTTAGACTTCGCCCCACCTGCCCTAGGCCCCTTAGCTTGTGGATCAACCTCCTTCTGCGGAACGCGACTCCGTTTTTGACTGTATGCGCGCCAACTCTGGGCAATGCTTTGGCCGCCGCCTCGACGGTTCTCCCGACGAGCCTGTGCAGCGTTCCTAATCAAACCAGGATACTTCTGTTTGTAGTGTTTGATCGCCTCTGGGTTCGTCAAATAATTAGGGTTTTTAGCAAGAGCCTGGAAGAGAAACTGATCTTCATTCGGGTAACTCTCGCCCGGTCGCATCTTACGTCGGCTACCTTGGGCATTATACGTGAACCCACCGCTGCTGGGATTGTTGAAACGTTTTCGTCGTTCATTGGAAATACGTGCAGAGCTTCTGGTACTAGCGTCCTGTCTTTCATCCAAGTACGGACGGTAGTCTGGATCAATCTTGCTCTCGTCCCACTCCTCGCCCCATGTCAGATTGGGTCGTGGCTCCTTCGCATAGCTGGGTTCGTCAGACTTACCCTCAGCGCTAGCGGATCCCGGTTCATTGGATACCTTGGGCTTAGCCTTGGCTTTGGCCTTGGGCTTAGCCTTAGGCTTGTCTGACTTCTTATCAGACTTGGAGTCATCCTTATCATCATCATCACCAACAGCCGCACTCTTGGTAATGAGATCACTCGCAAACTTTAGAAAGGCACTCACAGCGCTCTCCTTTTCTAATTCTTCTTCTTGTTCTTCGAACCGCCGCTTTTCTTTGAAGTACTTATGTATCGCATGAATCCCGTAGATGGATCCCAGTCCAAGCATCCCTGCACCAATATACTTGAAATACGGTGACAATGCTTTAGCTCCCCGCGCAACGTGCCCGGGCACAGCCATGGCTTCTCCAATCGCCCTGTAAGCGACTGCAGATAATGGAAAAACAAGAGGACCGCCACCAGTAGAAGCCAGCTGAGCAATCGTCCCCAGTTGTTCGTTTTGCGGATCCTGCAAAGACTCATAAATCTTCTTGGTGACTTCCAGCGGATTCAGTCCCTGCTCGGCCAGCTCTTCTTGAATCTTCATAGCATGTCGCTGTACGTCATGCATGGCCTCGGCAGTGGCTTTATGATCTTTGAGGCCAAGTACATGCCTGATAGCGGGCGTCTGATCAACAAATTTCTTGTTGTACGTGGCAGACAGCGGATCAGCGGCACGCTGCTTTTGTAGCGCAGCTAAGTTAACGGGGTACTTGGCCTCCCAGGTAGGATCAAGGCCGCGCTCGGGCTGTCCCCCACGCTCCGCAAGCCTTCTCTCTACGACATCAATGATCTTTGACGCAGTATTACGTATCTTTCTGCGTACAAATGGCTGCTTTGTTGCAGTAGCCGTAGCCGCTCCGAGCAAACCGGTTGACGTTGTCCACGGACGAGCGGCGGCCGTCGACGCGGTCTCGGCCTCAGTTACCGCCTTAGCCAGCGCCTGCGTCTGCGCCTGCGTCTGCGTAACATCGACCGGCCCCGCGTCGCCAGGCTGCAGGCCCGGATGAAGCTCCAGGTACTTTTTCTGGTTGGCTTGTGCCGCGGCCAGCGCAGCCTGGGCCTTAGCTCGGGCGGCCAGTGAAGTTTCACCTTGCTGTGGCATGAAGTCCTGTGACCACGGGTGCTGCCCCTCTGTATCAACCGGGCTCCACAGCTCTACAAACTTATCTATGTAGGCCTCTTTAAAACTAGCCGGATTAAGTCCTTGGGCAACTTGCTGGAGTGCGTATTGCCTAGCCTGGCCAAGCTTATTAATGCTTCCGTCTACGGCGCTATACGTTTCGAGATAGAGCTGCTCCATTGCATGCGCAGGGCTTCTAGAAAACCCTCCGTAATGCCCCTCGACACCACCCCAGTACCCGCCTACATCTTGTCCAGTATTCGGGTCGGTGTGTGGCCAACGCGCAACCTCGCGGTGCTGGTGTTTCTCAGCCAGATCCTGCTGACGGGGTTGTTGTAACCAAGCACCCCCCGTATTGGGGAAATCTAATCCACGAAGCTTACGCGCATGATGTTTCCAGTGCCTGGGATTTGTCTCAGGGGTACCCCTGTACAACGCCTCTGGCAGCACATACCCACTAAGTCGGCTTTTGTCAGTCTGACTATCACTCTTGTGGCCTGGGGATGATTCAATCTTCTCACCTCTGGCGAGGCCGGGAAGCTTGTGCTTGGTTGTCGTCTCTTCTCGTTTACCTGGCCAGCCCCGCGTGGGATCAACTCCGAACTGCGACTTGGTGGTGCCATGCCCAGCATAAATATCATCAATAGGAAAAAGCTTCTTAAACCACCAGTTCTGCCTGGGACTACGCGCCCCCATCATAGCGTCAAGGCCGGTAGCCCCTCCTTCGTAGAGAGGCTCACCCATCAGGGTGGCACCCAGTCCGAAATATCCCATCTGGGAGCCAAGCATATCCTCGGCGTTTAAGGTGAACGAGATAACATCGTTCCCTTGCTGCAAAACACTCGTGTCAAGGCTGGACACGCGAGCTTTGAGAAGAGCTTCGCTGGGCTGTATGGCATCAAAGTACCGGCCCTTAGCCTCGTCGGCCTCGAAACTGGCGACGGCGTCTGGGTTGGCTTCCCAGGGCTTACCTTTTACCCAGTCCCAGGGCTTAAATGACGGAGCCCCTCCGCGTGCCTTGTGCATAAAATCATAAAAGTCTGCGAACGTAGCCTCTCCGACAGCACCCATGCCGCGCCCAGCCTGATATGCGCCGAGTCCGCCCAGCCCTAGGCCACCAGCAACCCCGAGCGGCATCCAGGGAAAATTGGGGTCTTTACGACGCTCGCGCTCCTCTTTCTTCTTCTTCTCTTCCCCAATGTTAAGGAGAGAAGGAAATACCGGTTTGTCAGCCATTATTCTTCCTCATCCTCATCCTTGGGGGTGAGTGCGCTTCCAATGTATCCTCCCAGCGCAGCGGAAGGAATGCCGGTAATTGCAGCGCCTATCAGTCCCTCTTTCCAGTTGCTGGGATAACCCGGACGCCACGGGTGTACCTCGCCACCAATGGCAGAACCTGGCTCAGCCATCTGGTTAGCCAAGTGATAACCACCAGCACCACCAAGCAAAGCTCCCAGAATAGCTCCAAGTGCCTCACGAGAAACACCTGCGTTCTTCTGGATCTCGTGTCGCTGTCCCTTCAATGCCTTCCACTCTTTGTGTGTCATTCCGGGATGCGCCTTATCACAGTCATGCTTGGCCGAGCATGGCTTATGCGCCGCCTTCACGTTCTTGGGCTCGATGTCACCCTTGGCAACACTGGGAGGACCAGCCCAGTGACCGAACCCTTCCCTGCTGTCGCCCAGCCACTTGTGCTTCTTCGGGTCCTTGACCAGGCTGGTGACCTTCGAGATGACTCGGCAGGCCGCTTCCTTTTCCTCGTCTTTTTCATCCCTGTCCAGAAGATACTGCGCAAGACTGTACCCGCCCAGGCCACCGAGTCCCGCACCCACCGGTGACGAGAGCTGACGACCGATAGTGGAGGAAGGCCCCTGCCGGAGGCCGAGGTTGCCGGATGCCAAATACCCAAGACCCCCTCCCACATTTCCAGCCATATCAGAACCCGCAGCAAGGCCCGCACCAGTTAGCCCACCGGTGAAGGCACCACGAACGGGGCTTTTCTTACGCAGGTAGTTGATAAGCGCGCCAATGACGCCGCCGACACCGGCACCGATGGCCGTATTCGTTGCTGTTGGCGGCCTGAGCATACTACTGGCTACATATTCATCAGGGATGAAGTCACCACCGACATCATCGAGGTACGAAGAAAGATTCCCCTCTATGTCCGCGGCTTTTTCTATAACACGACGTGCTGCATTCTTATCTCGATCAGTTGTCCGCATCGCCAGTTTCACATGATCTTTTCTCTTCAAGTCAGCATCTTGCAGCACCTTCAATCGACGTCCCTTCTCATTAATGCCAGGATCATCTTCCTCGACAGTCATCTGCCACTGCTCCAGTTCCTCACGCTCCTTAGCATCACCACCCATCTGTGCAACCAATTGCTGCTTCTTGGCATCTGGCCAGCCAGGATAGGCTTTCGCTACAGCTGCATCAGGAGCTAGCCCGGCAGCCGTGTGTTGCTGCACGAGATTCGCATTACCGCGCTTGGTTCTATCCCACTTCATGTCGATAACTCACTATTTGTATGACTTCTCAACCTTTTTACCAGGACGCGAGCGAGTTGTGATCGTTGACTCGCCCTTCTTGCCGTCACGCTTGATCTTCGTGCGTGTTGTCGTGCGCGGTGCACCCTTACGACGCTGCTTGGTGGTGGGATCCTTCTTCTTCTTCTTTTTCTTACCCGGGGCTGGCACCCACCAGGGAGCAGGAGTCTTGCGTGCTGCAGTCTTCTCGTGGTCATCCCACGAAGTTTTCACCCGGTCGTAAGTGGTGGAGTGGCTATCGGTCGGACCGTGTGCGGCCTTGGCCAGGTGCAGTCGCACCCACGATGCTGCCAGTTCCTCCTCGTCCGCAAACTCCAGGGTGCTAGCCTGTTTCTCTTTCTCTTCCTCTTCTTCCTTCTTCTTCTCGTCTTCCCAACGCTCCCCGGCAACACGACGGGCACGGCGCTCACGCAGGTTTCGCTCAACAGCTTTTTCCATCTTGGCGTCCTCCTTGCGTGACTCTTTCCACTTGGCGATGCCGTAGGGGATACCCGCAGCTGTACCCAGCAATGCGCCGCCAGCAAGTAACGCAGTGCTTGTATTCACTGCATTCTTAGCCAGCCATTGGTTGTGCTCAGCTGCCAGCTTGGGCATGGGCGGCGCGCCACCCGACATGGAATTAACCCCGAGTGATGTGCTGGACGGAGTGGCAATAGGCATCTGTCCGCCGAGCTGCGGCACGGGTGGCTTCATACTCTTCTGAGCCATGATGGGATCTGGCTGCGGAGCAACCACGTTCATCTGATTCTTCGCTTCATTTATGGGCGGAGAGGGGGCTAATTCAGGGCCGGTAGCGCGTTTAATCCTGGCGAGGAAGAGCGATGCGCCCTGCTTAGCCTGCTGAATAGCCTGGGGAGGCTGTTGTGGCTGAACAGGTGCCCCCGGTTGTTCTGGCTGAGCTGGCTGCTGACCCTGCTGTTGTGCGGCAGTCACGGCTTCCGGTGATACGTGTGCCTGCTGCTCGGGCGTCACAGCTGCCTGCGCTGCAATAGAGCCTGGCACGAAACCTGGCTGCGGCTGCTCCTGTCCCGGCTGTTGCTGCTCCTGTCCCGGCTGTTGCGGTTGTTGCGGTTGTTGCGGTTGTGGCTGCGGAGCTGGTTGAGCAAACTTCAAATACCCTGCGGCCTGCTTCTCCAGCTGATCCCTGGTGGCGCGCACCTTACCTCGATACGTCATATACGACCCTGGACCAAGCGCTGACTGTGTACGGTGATAATCAACCAGTACTTCAGCTCCTGCCTTGATAGGTTGTTCTGCAATGATCTCCACCCTACCGCTCGCTACCTTCTTGAGGCGTGCGTTAGGAGTACCGGAATGGTTGGCGTAGCGCGTCGCAAACGTGATCTCGTAGCGATCCAGCCCGTCCTGGCCACCCATGCGCTTGGCAGCCTTGACGATTGTTTGTCCCGGCGCAACAGCCTGGTTACTGAACAAACCAAGCCCATGAAGTTGAGAGTTCTTGACCGTCCAGACAGCTTCTTTCTTACTCTTTTTCTTACGTTCTTTTCGCGCTGCCTCTGCCTCTTCACGGCTCCAGATCTGCGCGTCTTCGGACGTGCCGCGCTCGTCGCTGTAGTAAGCCGGTGTCTCGTCGTCTTCATCTACACGTGTTACCGGTTTACCTGCTGCCACACCTTTGTCCACGATTACCGCCTGCCGGTGCAACGTGTCCTTCTTCTTGAATGGCCCGCTGGCCTTTTTCTTACTCTTTTTCTTCTTCTCAGGCAGGTTCTTCAACGTCTTGTCCTTCTTGGACCAAAGCTCAGCTATACGCGGATGTTTAGCGTACATGTACCTACGCTGAGCTTTGGATTTGAATGGCATAGCTAGGGCACCAGAAGCACGACAAAACCCATCTTACTAGAGGTCGAGATACAGCACTAGAAGAGTTAACCAACAGGTCCCACCACGCGCAGGTTCTTCCGACGACAGTTCAATGGATCGCCATCACGGAAACGTATCCGCTGACTACGGCCAGGCGACATGATAGCCCGGTGGAGATACAAGCAACGCCTGCAGGACGTGGTACCCACCTTCACCGTTTCACGACAGATAACGTACCCGTTGCTGTGAAGCTCCCAACGCTTCTCAACGAGGTGCGTATCCTGTGCGTCCACGTGAACGGGTTTATTGCTGTTCCTCAGGTTGATCTTTGCCATCCATGGCCTCCCTAAACAGGACGAGGGCAATCAACGAGTACGTGGCCAGGTCCTGAAAAGCGTCTTCAACACCCTCGTTGGCCAGCGTTCCTTTACTAATGTACGTCTTGATTCGTGACACCTTGTCATTCCCGCGCAGCATTGCGCCTACCCACGCAGGAATACTGAAATCTTCGCTCGCACGTACGTTGGCAAAAGGATCATGCTCCGTCCCGTAGTCCTTCTGCTTCCTTGCATGTAACTCAGCAATCTCCATCAGCGCTGTGTAGAAATTGAACGATGTCTGGTTATGGACCTGTTCAAGGACATCTGCAAAACGCTTGGACAACTTCTCACGTTCCTTGGCTTCGTCCACGACTACGTTCCTCTATTGGCGCCAATAGAAATCGGACTACTCGTCAGCTGGCGTACCGGTGATGGGTACGGAAGTGTCTTCCGCGACAGGCATTTCATCAGCCTGCGGCATCCACGTGCGTCCTGGCGTGGTAATTGGAATCGAGGTGGAATCAGGCATGCTTGTCTTTATAGACGATGACAAGGCAAAACGTTGCCCCTCCTGCAGCTGCAGTCCCAGGCCGCCCTCATCGTAGTAGGTGGCAATAGGCTGGTTCTTAGACAGGTATGCAGACGAGAACTCGGTGAACCTCAGCAGCGCGGTATAAGCAGAGGTCGGCTTATTTTCTGCCTGCCGCTCATACTCCCTGCGAAGGAACGTGAACAAGTCACGGGGTTGTTCGTTTGTTTCTGGCATTACTGGCTCCCTACACAAAATACTCGTTGGGATAGAATCCGTCCACTCGACCAAAGACACTACGAGATGCCGCACGGCACTCACCGAATATCTTACCCAGCTTCTTCTCAGTTAGAAAATACTGCTTGCCGAAATCACGCTCCTTATCGTATTCGCTTTTCCTGTCAGCAAGCTGCTGGAAACGCTCTGTCATCCACTGCAAGCCAAGCAGTCTCATGTGAAATACCTTGAGCCCGTCACGACTGCCCCCGAAATACTTGTCATCAACCCAGGCACCAGCTGTGGGACCGAACGTGACGTTGGGCCCTGTTGGCTCACAGTAATGACAACCAGGGCTGTAATTGATTTTATCCACACCAGCCGGGTCGAACATCACGTGCTTGTTAATTCCCCTGAAACCTTGCCCCACCTCGTTGTAAATCTGTAACGGGGTGCGGGGGAACTCATCCGCCACCATGTGATAGTAGCTGGACGTGGGTACCGTGATCCCCGCGGCCTTGTACTTGTGCAACGTCGAGAACAGGCGGGGATGCCAGATGAACTCGTCCATGTCGCACGTGATCACCCAGTCGTAATCACGTCCGTTCTCAATTGCCTGCTCCTTGACAGCCACTTCCCTGGCTTCATGCGCAGTGTTGTCGGTGTCAAAGAAGCGCAACTCGGTCTTGGGATGAGCGTCCGCTATGACCGGGGAGAAGTCAGTCGAGTAGTTGTCATAGACAATGATCTTCTCGGCTATGTAGTCATAATGCCGCAGGAAGTACGGCAGCATGTGTTCTTCATTCCAGCATATTGTCTGCACGAGGATGCGCATATTGGACCACTAGAACCACACGGGCTTCGGATGATACACGTCGATGAACATGGCCCGGTACGCGAAGTAGGCAAACATAATCGCTATGCCGAAAAGTATACCAAGCAAGAGGCACAGCAACTTGCTAGACACCTAACCAGTCCTTCAAGGTCTTCTTGTCAACTCCGCCGAGTCGCGCAAGCTCGTGCAATCTCTCGGCGGGCCAGGGCAGCTCGGCCACGAGACTGAGCGCGGTCAGGCCATCACTGCTGCCTTTATAGACACCGCGGTACACGGTAGACCCGTCGGCAAGGATCCGGTTCATCATCTCGAAGCCGTGATCCAGGGTGGATGACCTGATGTCGTCGTACACGTCATTACCCAGCACAAAGATCAATCCCGCCTGTTGTCCCTTTGTAAGGTCGATAGACGCCAGGATATTTTTCCTGAGTTGCTGGCGAATAGCGTGTGAGATGTCCGCTGCATCTTGCCAGGCCGTGATGCGCTGGGCACCGAATGCAACGACACCGGAGTCGAGTAACCGGCCCAGATCAGCCTGATCAAACGACGTGTGGTCACTGTCTTGCGCGGCCAACCTGTTAAAGAGATGAACATATTTCGCAATGCTGCTATTAGCCAGGGGGTATTCTTTGCTTGGCGAGGGATCATAGAGTTCCCTGATTCTCTCGTTATCCAGAACGATGGCCGGGGAGGGCCGAAGCTTGATCAGCTGGCGCACCGTGTGGAGCGCATTCTTGGCTGGCTTCTGACCCTCGCTGTTCTTGGGCAGGGCAACGATGACACCGACACGCACCGGGCGACCATTTTCCGCCATCAATCGACGAGCTACTTCGATGATCTTGGGAGTTGCACCAGCACCGGTACCACCACCTGCGCCAAGACAGACAATTGCATAGTCAACGTCACGACCCCAGGAGCGCTTGAGCACGTCGTAAACGTCCTCATCCTTGTCGGCGATAGCAGCAGCAGCGACAGCCGGATCTTTACCAGCCCCGCCGCCACCGATATCGAGCTTGTTACGCTCGGGAATCGAGATCGAGTTCAAATCCTGCAGTGCCGTATTGACTGCAGCGACGCGCTTATAACCCAGCTTGTAGAAGGATTCAGCCAGGCGAGAGCCGCCTTGGCCAACACCCACAAAAGCGAGGTTGAATGCAACGTCGTACTCGAACGAGTCCTTCGGCTCACCAGACGACACTGGTTCCGGAGGGATAGGAATATCCAGGTCCAGTCCCAGGTCGTCTACAATAGCCTCAGGCTCAGAAAACTCATCTTGCTCAGGTTCCTGAGCATTGAGGTCGTCGCTCATATCGCACTCCTGGTGCTACTACTTGTCAGACTTCTTGCGACGGCTCTTCGTCTTATCCATGGTGATAGGCTCATCAACGGGTTCGTCAACGGGTTCGTCAACGGGTTCGTCAACGGGCTCATCAACGGGTTCGTCAACGGGCTCATCAACGGGTTCGTCAACGGGTTCGTCAACGGGTTCGTCAACGGGTTCGTCAACGATCCCGCCATTGGTCCATTCCCAGCCACAGCCAGGTTGAAGAATACGGCGAGGCTTTTTGGCCTCTTCCACCGCCGCCGCTGCCTGCCGCTCACGTTCTTCAGCGTGAGCATTTTGAGACGCGCTCAGGTTACTGTCGTTATGTGCCATCAGTCGAATCCTTTCGTGTATGTGGAACAATACGTAGCTTATCAATTTTCATGGGTGGCGGCACCCCGAAAGATCAGTCTAGAACAAAAGGCCATATGTGTTCAAAGCTTTCTGAGCGACGTTTAGTACCTGCAGCAGTGTTGTTTGCCATTTCATGAATCTCTTCCCGGTCTGACAGGAGTGCCAGCAGGCTCTCCTCGGTGCGTACCAGGTCGGGAATGAAGCTGGGGATGGCCTTGGCGTTCAATATTATGCGACCAGGAATACGGCGGCAACGAGCAGGCGCCAGTATTTCGCTGATAATTGGAGCGCCGTACCCTATGACCGGCGTACCCATTGCCAGGGAGATCAAGCCTGGCAGTCCGTACGACTCAATCGTGGATAGCCATATGGTCAAATCATGTTGACCGTATATGAGCCAACGCTTCTCCTCTCCGGGGTCGGTGATCCGTGTAACACGTCCCGGCAACGCGCGCACCATCTTCCGTATCTGCTTGCTTACCTTACCACGCAGCTTGGAAGGGGATACCAGTAACGTCAGATCAACCCACTTACAGGTACGCAATACCTTGGTTAAGACCTGAATAGTCTCAGGACGGATACGTGACGGCTGCGAATCATGTAATGGTAACAGGGCCTTTATACGTTCCTGCGGCTGATAATCACTAGGTTTTTGTGTTTGAGGTAGCCCGACATCCCAGGGTACAGCGAGTGACTGTATGAATCCCGCGGCAAAAAAGTACTCACCAGCCAGCATGGATGGCGCAACGATAGCGGTACACAGGTAAAACACCTCGGAGAACGCGTCTGACAGCTCATCCCAGGAGGCAACAACAACTGCTGGTACCTGCTTGTAATGCGCCCATGTTATTTCATCCATAGAAGGTTCGTGAGTCCACACCACGGAGGTCAACGGCAACGACCACTGGGGGAACGCGCCACGACGGACATGCTGAACCCGCGTATCCCAGTATGCGTTGATGGGACTGTTGCTAGGTTGCTCGTAGGTAAACATGGACACCGTGCCGCCGTGCGCCAGTACCCACTCAGCAATGCGGATGGCGGCAAGAGTGGCTTCGTGCTGCTTATACCGCGTAATGATACCTACGTGCATATCGAACTAAATATACGTTAATGGCTCTAGGTCCTGGAGGGGCGGCGGCTCCCACTCACACACGCGCTGCGAAGCTGGGTAGTTATCGTCGTGATACTCCTTGGTGTTCCTGTTGAACAGGAACGGATCGATGGCAGCGCCTACATCAATAACCGTCTGCGGGTCGTCGGCCTTAGTCCAGTACTCGTAAACCAGTATTGATGACAACGGCCCGGCAGCCACGAATATAGGTTTTTCCGATTCCCGCATCTTCTTGAGTACATTGCGGTAGTCCCAGCCAAGCTCAATATCCTTAGGTATCTGTATGTCAGCGTTTTCAGAAGGCGCAACCAACGTCAAGTAGTGCATGACCGGGAAGTACTTTATCTTGAAACGCTCGTAGTTTCCGTCCGCCAGCACATTGCTGTAAGTCATCCTCGACTCGGGCGTACTGGAAACTGACTTGAGCTTCACGTGTAACTCACGGTTACAACATGAGCACGGAATACCCAGATGGTATCCGGGTACGTCCGCTTCTATGGCGCGCCGCAGGGTTCGCACCGAGTTCTTTGCAGAACGGCTCCCGAAATACACCGCAAGCTCGTGAGGACCTATCCTGGCAAATGCAAAATTAGCCGCGAACGGGTCGATCAAAAGGAAATCGTCCACAAAGCTGTGTGTCATGCACAGGTCGGTCATGCGGCCGGTATCTTTCACAACTACATCTGGCCATATTGCTGCGAAAGCATCTGCTGCTGCCCCATACTGCGCGCTTGTTGACGAATCTCATCCATAGCACTGGTCACAAGGCTATGCATGGTGGGATCAACTCTCTTGAGAGTGATAAGCTCAGACCGCCGCTGCGATGATGGTAGTGACATCATCTGTTGCGCGAGGGTCTGCGCCTGTCCCACCATTTCCTCCGGAGTAGTCGGCTTGTTCATCTGGGTAGGCTGCGCGGTCGCAAACTGCTGCGCTGCCGCGCCCTCGGGACCAGCAGGAGGCGCGCCCGGAGGGGCTCCGCCAGCAGCTGGAGGTGCGCCAGGAGGCATCATACCCGGAGCGCCGCCCATCATGCCGCCAGCAGGAGGCACTCCACCTGCTATCTCGTCCATCGCCGCAGCCTGCTGCATCTGCTCCTGCATGGTGGCAGTTTCCTCGGCGATGAACATCTCCTCTTCGAGCTTCCGCCTCTGCTCTTCCTCGAAATCGAGCCCAACAGATTTGAGGCCGGTGGTCTGGCTGACCTGTTGACCCATCATCAACTGCAGCTTGGCCATCTGGCGGTTAAGATCATCAGCGTGAGTCACGCGGGCCAGGTTCACTTTGACCGGCTCCCATGACATCAGTTCAGCAACCTTGTCCACGATGTCCTGTAGGAACCTGTTCAAGTTATGCACCAGGTGGGTCCAGCTGGACTCAAACAGGCGCAGCGCCGCGGGAGCTGCCTGGACTGACAGTGATCCTTTATACAACTCAACGGGAATACCTACTGATGTCAGCAGGGTATCCATACCCTGCTCCATCAACGCCTGCGGTGCGAGTTGTGTAGCATCGCCACCCAGCGCCTGGTACTCCACCGGGAACGGCAGCGTGTGCCACCCCGCGGGATCTTTCCTGCGCTGCTTGAGCATCGAACGCACACGCGCGCCGAAACCACCCATATCCACGTTGAGCGCAGGATCACTAAACTCACCCGCGGCACCAGGTCGCGCGGCGGGAGTGATCAACCGAAACGGGATCACGTAATCCAGTGCAATGGCTTCGTTGTACCTGTGTAATACCTGGACATACCACGCCTGGCGGAAGTTGGACAGCACCCGGCTGATACCCCATCCGCGATTACGCACACCGGAGAGTGCGTTCTCCTTCATGTGGTAGACAATGTCGTTGTCGAAGCGGAGGTCCTGCTGGTTCTTGACAGCCTCAATGATTTCCCAGTTTGCTCGTTCAAGGTGATACAGGTTGCCATCAGTAATCAACCGACGGTATTCAGCCGGGATCTTCCAGATATAGCTCGCATCATCAGTGAGTGGATCCCAAAGGATTTCCATATCATGCGCACTCCACCGCCGTACACGGAGATCTTCCTCCTCGGTGGACCGTCGATCATTGTGCCTCCACTCACCGGTGTACTTGCACTTGGGACAATGCGCATTAAAAGCGAAACCCGACCACTTGAATTGGAATGCAGGCTCGTTGAATATCTTGCGCAGCGGGAACTCAATCTTGCACTTGGGGCAAAACAGGTAGCGCCGGATGGGCACAAGCATACTGGTGAACGAGTTACCGTAGCACAGGTAGTCCATGCCTACCGTGTGCAACAAGTTCTTAACTCCCAGCGTGTCATCCAAAAATGACTTGAACTTGTCCTTCTCATCCTTATCGTCCCCGCGTATCTCTATCTCCGTGATGAAATACGAAACGATCCTGTCGCAAGCCTGGCGATACATACCGTTGGCCATGAAGATATATTCACACCAACGGAGAGCATCACCCATGCTATCCGGCATGTAGAGCGAAGAAACGTCACAGAAGGGGTCGGGAAACCCCTCCGATCCGCGTCCGTTCGGACTGGACATGTTAGAAAAGGATGAGAGGCCGTCCGCCATTGCTTTACAATCCCTTGATTAAGAGTGGCGCTATTGCAATCCGGACTTGACCGCATCGGAGGCGCGTTTTGTCACGTGGTCTTCAAGCTCGACAATGCCCTCTTCGGTAGTATCCGCGGCAGCGGTCTTCGAAGCGACGCATGGATACATCATGTCGTTCGCGAGATTTCCAGTGACCTCATGAGGATAAACGATTTTTTCTCCTTCATCGTCGTATTCCTCTTGCGGCGTAAGCTCCGGGCGAATTTCTCCTTGCTTCTCCATCATCACAAGTACTCCTTACTCGTCTTCGATTTCGATTTCCTGCTCAACTAGCATAACGCAGTATTCACGGGAACCATCCATGAACTCTATGCCCGTCGTGTGCCCCATCAGCGCTGTATTGCTGTTACCAACACGGATTCCGACAGGGTGTTCCGTAGCTCTGGGAAAGAAACGCTGGCCTCCGGGAATAGCCATATCATACACGAGTATAAGATTGCTGCCATTCCGAATCACAGCATGGTAAGGCGCACGGTGCTCCCCAAAGCCCTCAATTTCAAAAATAACCCACACGGGATCAGGCACTGGCTCAGTTTTAGCCGGTGACGGCCGCGGCTCCGACGTAACAGGTTCGGCTACTGCGGTACTCACTTCCTCCGGTGTGTGACCTGCAGTAACTGCGTCATACACAGCAAACGCATGCGTTTCACGTGTCTCGCTCAATTCTGTCTTAACACTCAGGTCTCCGCCCTCCAGTGTAACAGCACTGTTACCGTCCATATCCGGATCTAGCACCAACTTGGTGTTTTCCGGATGAAAACCCGTCGTCGCTTCTTCCATTTAACTCCCTCCGGTTTGGCACAGTCTAGTGTACACCAGGAAGTTTGCAGTTCCTAGTTCCGCTGATAGCTAAAAAAAAAGAACCAGCCCCGGCCCCGAAGGGCCGAGAGCTGGTGTAGGTTCGTCCGCCTACTAATTACCCGGCAGGCTACCTGAGTCCGCGCAGATCGCACGGTTCCCAATGAACCAGTGTGTGCACCTCCGACCTAGGCCGATAGGTGTGCGACCGGCAACAGGGAAAGAGAACGCGGTGCAGCAGCGAGTGCGTGCCGTGCACGACTCCGCCAACCACACCAACAGCGCCCTCGGCCACATCAGCGGTCAAGTCAACCGCCTTGTGACTGACGCATCTCAGGTCAAGAACGGGGATCCGCAGACGACCAGCTTTGATGGTCGTGATGCAGGTCCGCTTATTCTTCTTGACCTTGATAATGCACTTGTCACAGGCATCCGCCTGTGCGCACATCACCGAGATCACCATCGCTGCAAAGATCCCAAACTTCATTTCGCATCCCTCTCAAAATCCTCCACGGATATACCCTGGTCCACGCGGGCCAGGGTTTTCCGCGGAATTCGGAACCACAGTTTGCTGTCCTCCTTGTCACCGATTGCCGCCATATCACGCATGGCGGCCTGGGTGAGGGGGACAATGACCTTGAGAGCATCACCAGCTGCGGCGACAAGCACAAGGCACATCACCGACCCCGTTGGCCACTCAGGAATGAGTGCGGGGGCGGTGTCGTAATTGAACAACCACCCGAGTGGTTGGTCCAGAGTCAGCTCGACGCGGTCGGTGTCGATGTCAGTCCCCCGAAGAGCCCTGCGGGATTCTTCTTGGCCGCGTCCTGCAGGTTCTCGGACACGGTCCGATTAGCCTGCTCACCCCGCACCCTCGCGACCGAGACGTTGCGGAACGGCAAGCGACTCGGAGGAACCGAGTGGAGGTCGAGACTGGTCTTCCCCGACGGGTCCGTGAAGAGCAAAGACGTCGGGTTGGCCTCCATCATCGCGAAGGCCTGGATCGGCATCCTGCCTCCGGGGAGCAGCAGCTCGCTGAAGTCCGTGAGAAGACGGAGTTCCTTCCGGTCCTTCTCAATGGACATTGCGGCCATTAGGTCGGAGTCGATCGACCAGGTAGTCGGCTTCAGCAACTCGGAGTTCACCAGCCGGACGTCAATCCACCTGATCGTCTCCGGCCAGTACTCCGAGCCCTTCTTGATGCCGAACTCCTTGCCGCCCTGCCAGGCCCGTGCCCAGGCAGCGTCAAGAACGAAATCTACCTCCTCCGCCGTCAGCTCATCCGCGATCTGTTTCCAGGTCGCGTACTGGCCTTGGGGGACGACCACATTTGCTTCGTTAGAAGCATCAATGTAGTCAATCGTGCCCGAGGCAGGTGCCCTGACTTCAGCAGCACCCGGGAAGGAGCTGGCATAACCGATGAGCTGCCCCGCCTCAAGGACGGTGCCGACATCGAAGGGGATGTCCTCCGCGTGCCGCTTCAAAAGTTCGAACCCGGGCGGAAGTACGAACTCCTCCTCGACGACCGAGAAGCCGGGAGCCATGTTAACCAAGGCCTGCGGCACGTCGTGATCGCAGGTTTTGCCTGCAAGCCGGACGCGGATGCCGCCCTCGACCTCATCCGACCAGCCCACGTCGTACAGGCTGTGTCGGTTCAGCAGCTGGGTTGCGTAATTACCCAGTTGCTTGAAGTCCGCCAAGTCGGTCACCGGGAGGTCCGGTAACAGGGTTGGACCACCGATCTCGGAGAGCCCGGCCTTCTTCTCCCCGTCCGCCCGCTCGAACCCGAGCAGGACGACAGGGAGCTTGGGCGCAGCATCGAGGACGCGCTTCTTGCGAACAGCGTCCCCGATCTCCTTGTCCATCGCGATCGCGGTCACCATGGCGCTGGTGTTGCCAAGCGCCATGTGAAAGTGCTCACCCTTCGCCGTCGCGATGAGTGAAGCGTCCTTGTTGACCGGAGTCAACGAGTTAGGACCTCCCCAGGTGAAACGGCCCTGGCGGCTCAACCCACCCTTGTGGATGTTGAAAGCCATCCCCAGTCGTGACCCTTCAGCCTTCCCAGACGCCGCGCCGTCCTTAGGGAAGAGATCGTGGAAGAGGGACATCCACGAATAGTCGGTGGTCCGCGGGCACGGCCACGGAGTGTTTGTGACGTGCGACGCGTTGGGCCGCACTGGGACCACCGCCGCTAGGAGAAATTCCCCCGGAGCGCGGTCCCGTGTCATCATGTTCTTGTGCTGCTGTTGGAGCTTCATCTCTCGTACCTCTCTTCTTCGTAAAAGACTTCTCGTGGCCGCACCATACGGCCATCCATCTATGCCCTCAGCAGCTGTATTAGTCATCAGAACTAGGGCATGTTCTGAGACCATCAACCCGCCAGCGAGCGGGGTAGTTTGCATAAGAGCCCACACGGAACGGTTTCCGCGCGGGCTCGCAGGATCATCGGCGCGAAGACGCTCGCGTAAACGCATACGCAAGCTAGGGAGCCTCAAGGAATTATGACCGGTTTTCGGCCGCTATTTAGGCTTCCGCTGGGTACTCATCTTCTTCGGCCGGTGCGTCCTCTTCCTCAGCAGCTTTCTCTGTCGAGTCGTAGCCAACACCAATCATCGGAAGCCGCGCGTCGCCCAGGTATCCCCCGCTGTCCAGCTCCAGTGCCTCCGGAACTACTTCCTCGAACAGTGGGTGATACTCCTCATCAATCTTGAGGTAACGCGGGCTGCCCTTCGTGGTGAAGAGACGCCGACCCTGAAAAATGCTGACGGTGACAGATTGGTGGCTAAGTGCAACGAGTCGTGACACCAGCTCTGCCACGTCGTCGTAAGTCTCGACCACGACCTCCCCGGTGTCGGGAACCACGGTGAGATGGTACTGATCTTGCTGTTGTGTGTCCTGCTCCGACATGACTATCTCCCGGAGTTGTAATACATAATCACGAAAGCGATAACGATACACTTCACCGTCATCCCCTCATCACACCAAAGTTGACTGATACCAGGCGCAGAGATGTTATCAATCACTGCTCCCGTATCGGCGATCCAGCGATTAACCTGGTCATCGACAGAGTCAGTACTACTCATGTGCTCCCACGAATCAGGCTCCGCCCCCGGCGCCCGTTTCATGTAGCGAATCTCTTGGAACGTTTTGGTGTGGACCGTGGCAATCATGTGACTTCACTCTTTCTGATCGAGTCGAACTTCGTCTGCACCCGCCGCTCCTTGGTTGCCCAGCAGCTCGGCTTGCCGGTCTTCCCGCTCACCTGCAAGACGGCGCGCTGCTCAGCTCCACCATCACCGAGTACCTGCACATACCCGAATGGCTGGTTGCCCGCTATCTTCGTGAAAAAGGGGATGACTAACAACTCACGTGTGGCTGCGTCGTAGGTGATCTTCGCGTCTGCTGGTAGCTGTAGCTTGATTTTCACGAGTGTCTCCCGTTTCGCTTGGGGTCGATCACGTCATATGGACGTGGGTGATCACCGAAGATGGCGTCTGCAAACGATACCGCCTCGGGGTTAGGGGGGCGTATGACAAGCCTGGGCGCTGACGGCTTCTTATCAGCACCACCTATATCTGAATCCGTGACCTTGATGAACTGCTTGTTTCCGTCGAGGCCGAACAGGGCCACGCGCAACGTGGGCCATGCATCCATGGCCGTGTGCTGCTCAACTGAAATCCAGTCAACAATTTTTACCGGCTTGTAGTACGCCTTGTGGAACTTCTGGTTGGCCAGGTCCAGGATGCCGGACTCGATGAGCATGCGCGAAATACCCAGCCAATGATCAGTTGGCACCGCCAGTAACGAATGATCCCAGTGCTGGGAATCCTTCTTACCGTTGGATACGCCCCTGAACACGGGCTTGGGCGTCACGAGTAACTGCACCTCGCACTTGTTCTCAACACAGTACTCCTGGGCCGGATCAACCCGCATTTCTCCGTAGGTGAAAAGCGCCCCGTGATTGAAGAAAACGTATTCGTTGGCCAGATCATTCAAGGTAGCTGTGGCGGGCAGCGACAGTGCCTTGAACGGCCTACTATCTCCATCAACGGAGTCGGCGTCCTGCCGACCTTCCCTGTAGGGAACACGGGGTTTGTCATCGTCCATGACGTCTCCAAAAAAATACCGCACGCCGTAGGTTTGTTACTAGCGATTAATATGGTTGCACGCTCAACAAGTGGAACTCGCTCAGACGCTGGTTGCACGCCAATGACATGATACTCTCCGTGACTCTGGTTACACACGATACTCGTGGTACTCGCGCGTTGGATGGTTGCACGCCATCGGCTTGTTACTATCGCGAATGATGGTTGCACGCAATGATCCTGGTACTCGCAACGACGCAGGTTGCACGCTCCTGTGTTGGTACTCTCCGCTGCCCTGGTTACACGCTTACCTCTTGGTACTCGCAGTCATGATGGTTGCACGCTCCGCTTTTGGTACGCTCGCGACCCGTGGTTATTGATTCCTACGCAGTCACCAGTGACCTCACGAGGCCAGAGGCTTCAGCAACGTGCTTCGCCCTGAGAGCGTCGTAGTGGGCGGCCGGTACGCCCCTATCGTGATCAACGTAATCGGTTGCGTCGAAGCTGAACTTGAAAAACGTGTCAGCACGAATGGGATCGAAACCAGGCACCCCGCTACCCAGCACCTCGTAAGGATCAACGCAAAATGCGCTGCGACCATACCACAACCTGGGCGGAATGTCGTTCGGGCGAAGGGCGCCGACCGCCAACGCCTCCATGGCAGCCATCTTGAGCGCATCCTTAACGACTTTCCCGACCAGCTGCGCTGGCTCATCGTTGTACAGCAGTTGCGGCCAAGTAAGCTCGAAGGGGCCGGTGTGATCCGGAAACTTGAACATGTTGATCAGGAAATCCGTAAACATGGTTCCTGTATCCATATCCTGCTCACCGTCGTTGTGCTGCAACAATACGTCACCAGCTGGCGATAGCATGCAGATCGAGGATAGCTTTCCGTAGAACGGCGAGAAGCGAGCATCAGCTTCCTGCTTCTCCTTCTTCGCAGCCACTGCGGCGGCAATCTTAGCGGGGTCCTTGTAATTGGAAGGAGCCTCGGGCTCCGGCAGCAGGTCTGTGCGATACGCATCGCTCGTCCAACCAATATAAAAGCTGTTCATCATCACTCCTTGTTCAACTCTTCTGCGATCTCGCGATCGACCTCTAAAGAACCATCCACGTAACTTGCTTCGTGTGGTAACGGAAAATCGTCTGCTTCGACTTTGGTCACAGCCTCGTCCAGGTTATCCGCCTCAACCTCGACGATTCCGTACACTTCCCAGGAACAGGGAATTTCGTAGCTCCTACTCATCACTTCTTGTCGCGACACTCGCGCTTCCACGAAGTCTTGTCACAGTAGCTCCAGCCTTTGTTGAGAAAGCGCTTGATAACCACATCATCGTCCTGGGTCTTGTTCTTGACCCGCTTGAAATCACTTCCCTTGCGCAATGTCTTCATCGGTGTCTTCCTTCTTCTCTGTTGGTGCTTCACGGAACCGGTCCAAGTGGTCTTCGTAGTCTTCCCACATGATCTGTCGGTCCAACGCGCTCTCTTCCGAATAATTATTCGGGTTTGGTGGAATGAACATTCTCGTCCTCACTCATCTTCAATCTCCGCTTCAAGTTCACTAACAATATAAGCCAATTTACAACTGACACTGTTAGGAATGGGTGCTTCAACAATCATTACATTTAAATCGCTAATAACATCACCAACGGTTTTATATTCGCCAACGCTACTCATCTTCAATGCCTGCTTCGTCACCAGTAGCAGCGTGCGCTTCAACAAAAGCCACGGCACGCCCACTGAGCGCCTCAACCAGTTCTTCGGTCGTGTATCCCTTTGTAGCCTGGTCACGCATGGACTCAACAACGATTCGACGGATGGTCTCCTGCTCTTCTACGTCCTCAGCGAACTCCTGCACGCACGGAAGCAGAGCCGCATGCGCCATGAAGTACAACCTCCATGAATCCAGCATGACCACCATGATCTGCTGGACCTCTTCACTGGAAGTTGCCAGCACGCGGGCCTTTTCTGCAGCCGCGCCCAGGGCATCATCTTCCGATGGTTGCGCGTCGTCGCTCATCAGTCATCTCCCTTTAACCAGCCGAAGTAGTCGGCCAGCAGTGAAAAAATACCCAGCGCTACAATTGCCGCTACCAAATATGATCCGCTGGGCCCCAGTTTATTCATCATCCGTCAACTCATCGCCGCGTTTGCGTCGCCTCTTGGCATCACTATGCCGTTCGAGGCAGGTATCACACACGCGCCGATTAACGGATTGATGCGCCCAAGCCTCTGGGCTCACTTTCTCGCGCAGGAGCGTCTCCCACGCGGTAGCGGAATTCTCGCACCTGTGGAGTAGGCCAGGAAAACCAGCACCCGCAAAACCATATACGGTCTCGCAGCGAGGTAAACCGTCCGACGTTATGTTGGAATTACTGTTGTGTACCTGCATCTTTATAATCCCGTACTCCGTATTCGGCTATCAAAAGAGCGTCAGCTACGGCATGCGTGATCTTGATATTAGGAAACAGTTCCTGCGCTTTTGACTTGGTCACGTTTTTGTCGCCCTTTGTCAGGCAACCCAGGGTGCGCTGCCACTTGGCGGGTGTCACCGCTTCAAACGGGATCTCCGACGCTACCAACATTCCACGCAAAAACCCGTAACTGGTACCAAACTTAAAGGTGGATGAAACGCCCTGTCGAGGCATAGCAGATACGCGTTCAATGTAGGCGCAGTCAATTTTTTCACGCCATTCCTTCAAGCAATCCCAAATATCTCGCTCCGTGTTATCCAACTTGAATACGTCGATCGCGCCTAGGCTGCCCACTAGAGCCAGCGCACCCGACTTACCTGGATCCACTCCAAGTACAGTGGTCATGTATGGCTCCTTTTTTTAGCTATCAGAGTACGGATTCCCAGTAACCGGATCATCGCCAGCACGCTTTGACCGCTGGATGTTGTCAGTGTTACAAGTAGGGCACAAACGATTAATCTTTCCGAGAGATGTAAACTCCTTATTACACTTGAGACATACGCGTTTAGTGGTCGGAAGCATCTTGAGAAGACGCGGCCGAATCGAACGGTACTGCGGATCCGGCCGCTCACTCGCCATTACCAGCTTCCTCCGCCGCTATTTCTCGATAAGTCTCAAAGAGGTGATGAGTCAACAGGCAGTCGAACCCAGCATCGTGGGCTTCACCTTCAAGCTCGAACCGCTCCATGAGCTTGTATTTGTCAGCACAGTGCTGATCAAGGTTCCACTTCACTCGCATGGGTACGTTGTATATGCGCTCTGACCATTCCTTGATCGTGTCTCCGGGCCAGGGCAGGTTGCTGCCGGGCATCTGCGATGCCTTCTCAACCATTCCGGTATCCAGGAGCTCGTTGGCGCCGAACTTGAAATCCTTGTTCAGGTACTGCTGGAAATGGTACCTGAGAAACTTCCCGTCGAAACTGTGGGCGTTGTGCCCAACGAAGAAGAAAGCCTCAGCTCGTGCATCCATGAACAGCTTGTAGTAGAAGTCGAGGACATGCAGTGGATCACCGCCCTCCGCCCGCATACGCTCGACGGGAACCTGATAGGTGCGACCCTTGTCTTCGAAAATTTGCACCAACCGATCCAGGCTATCCGACAGCCAGTTTTCGGTCATGACGTCCGGGTACTCGTGTAGGTCTTCGTACTGGGGGTCGTACCAATTAAGTATGAGCCCGTCATTGGCAACTCGCTTGCGATCCTTGACAACGCAATGCCCAATTTGCGTGATCAAGTCGTGGTACCCTTTCACGTGCGCCTTGTTACCGAAGACAGTCCCGGTGGTTTCCAGGTCGAAAACTATGTAGTTGTCTGGGAAATTGCCGACAGCATCGTTGAAATCGGCAAACCATGTACCTAACACCATTCGGATTACCTCTTCCTGAGGACTAAGCTCTGCCCTGTGCCTGCTCCGAACAACTGCCCGCTTAGCTGCTTCCAGCAGCCCTGTCAGCTTTTGTTGATTCAATGTCATCTGTGAGTCTCGCTGCTTCAGCTACCATCGTTGCCATGTCATCACTGACCGGTGACCTGCTTCCTGCAGGGGTAATGTCGCGAACCGCGGTAAAAAACAAGCCGGTGAGCACCTGCCCAATACGGGCGCTGAGAATCAGCTGCGCGGCTGGTGGTGAGTCGAGAAAACCGGACTGATCAAGCGACTCATGCGGTGTCTCAGGCGGCTTATCAGCATCCACGAAGTGTGCAATACCGTCTGCCATCGCCTTGGCTGCTGCGCAAAGGTCGTCTTGCGTGGTTCCGGTGTACTCCATGTAATCCGCTATCCAGGGCGGGCGCTTCTCTTCGTCATCCAACGCGGCCAGTGCTACGCGCACTATATGCGTGAAACAATACGCAATATCGCGGTTTGGCGCGTAGAACCTGGGGTCGCCGCCCTGGGGGCGCATCTGCATGCCCATTGTGTGCTCCGTGCTGTGGTTTTACCTACCAGTAATTCTATGTGTGCGAATGCGCGCACGCAACACATAAGTCAGAACCAGCCTCAGGATCAAACCACTGGTCTGGCCCACAATTAGGGCATACCCCCTCCACGTAATCCTCTTTGTGAGTGCCGCCGGGACAGCTCGTATAACCAATTATGCACTTGTGGCACTCGTGTTCGAATCCACGAGGACAGTGCGCAGCGTGCGGCTGCTTCACCCGGTGCTTGAGGATAGCTTTGTTATGCGCCTCAAAAGAGGGGGAGCTCTCAACACGGAAAAACCCAGGATGTTCCCGGCACATATTGGGCTCCACCAACGCGTAGAACCTCATGCCAACCAGATGCATCGGGTGCGTATACGGATAGCTACGCCAGTGAGGCGTGAATCCGATGTGCTGCGAAATAGCGTAGCACGCATCATTTCCCCAGAAACGGTACACCTGTAATGGACAGGAGGTACCGGCCAATACCTGAAAACAAAACATGCAACCGAAGCGCTCGCCGGTGCTCCTACGCGGAATTGCTCTCAGTATTTGTAGCGGAATCCATTCATCACTGTGTTGTGTAGTCCAGGGCCGTACTGGTGTCCCCTCCTTAAGCCGGTCGGTGTTACCGGCCAACCTCCACGAGAGATCATTTATGCGCTCTGCTGACAACTCAACGCCAGCCAAATAACGCATGGATTCGTACATAGTATCCAGCGGAATGCCGGACGGGAGCGCACGATGAAAAGCGCGGACAAACTGATTGAAATCGTCACCCTCCACCGTGCATGCGTAGTAGGGTATAGCCGTTTCATTTCTAAGCCTGTTACGCAGCTTGATCACACGCTTAATAGAATATGTTTTGAAATCAGGCATGGGCAATAAAACAGGGGCAAGGCCTGAGAAACAGACCCTGCCCCCGCTCTTCAATCCCGTCGAAGAGTGTCACATGACTACTCTCTAAATTTTAAACGCCTAAATGTGACCTCCTAGGTCAGGTCACGGGGCGCCAGGTGCTCACCCTTCAGGACGGGATCGTTAGTTCGTGCAACTACTGACTGTCTTGTACCACGCCCGGGCTTCGGGCAGGGTGCAGCTAGTTTCTGATTGATGCGCCTTAATTGCTGACCAATAGCCAGCAACACTCTTGGCCTGGTTCGACGCGCCCGTTTTTGTTTTGCGGGCCATCTTCTTGATACCGGACGACCCGGACGACCCGGTTGCCGTTGTAGTCGTCTGCGGAGAAACTGCCAGTTGAAAACCAACGGTATTCAGTTGCTCGTCAAGGCACACGCACTGTTGCATCAATGTGCCACAAAGTTGAGGAATGGTCGCCATAAGAACAAGTTCCTTGTTTGCCTGAAAAAAAAATTCAATGTCACTCTGACACTACGCACAGCTGCAGATTATTCGTCAGTAAGTTTCCAAACACTCACAGGACGTGCATGGCTGCCCTGGGCAGCCCATCCCACTCGGGTCCAACCACGATTGCGCCGAAAAACCGCGCCCATGAACCGGCGATCTACGCCAGCAACAGCTTCAGGGTGCTCCTTCTGCAACCTATCCAGCACTGCTGGACTGGTCACCACACCCAGCTGTTGGGCGATCTCCTGCGCTATCTGCGTTGCACAGGAAATCAATTCTGCTCTCTTCTCTTCCAGTAAATTCAATGCTGCGTCTCGCGCCTCGCCGTGCGTTTGCTCAAACAGATTAAGTTGCCTTATGCGCATTGCTCACTCCGTTCACTGCTTGCTGTTTTCGCAGATCTCCACTGCTTCATCGACCAAAGGCTTTATTTGCTCGATCCATGTCGTCACAATTTTCTCGCCTTGAGCGGACACAAGCGGAATGGAAAACTCTCTGCTTATATTTACAAGAGTCTCCATATCACCCTGCGCCCACGCTTCCAAGAGAGTAGCTCGTGACTTTGCTTCATTGCTTGCTGTCTGTGCCATCTTCCTTAGCTGCCCAAAGGTTTTCAAGTCATCGGACATACTTTTCACGAGATTCAGTAGAAGATCATTGATCTCCTCCAACCTCGCCTTTTCTGGTGTGTATGCATTTGATGCCAGGACCGCCGATGAGGCGTACCCCGTGGTAATTGCATCGTAAATTTGCTTCGTCACACCAGGCTCGTAGTCGACACCTATTCGCTTTTGATCCACTCCCCTGCGGGGGGCGCGGCTCTCACGACCTGTGCCGTCTGCATTAATTGCTACGTCAGCACTGTACCGTTGCACGCTGAGGCCCTGTTGGTACATCAACGCACTGAGCATCATATCTCCGCCACAGTGATCGATAGCCTGTACTGGCCAATCGAAACGGTTGATCACATCCAATGCCAAACACCACCAACCACCGGTAACAAACGATATCTTCTTAGCCGTCGGCTTACCGGTGTACCAGGACTGATCCTCTATCCACTGCTTCTGGTTGCCTTCAAGCCCAATCGAATAAGTCGACCCGATCATGGACGCCGAATCCATCATGTCATGGATCTGCGCCCAGTTCTGGGAGTCGAACGTGGGCTTCAAGTACGAGTCATCGTCGAACCACATCACGAATGGGGTCGTGATGGGGTTCGACGCGTCGTGAAACATCCGACGCATCATGGGATACTTTCGGATGTTATCTGGGGAGCTGTATATGTTGCGCTCCTCCAGGACTCCTTTGACTTGGAGTCCTCGGATAAGCTCCCGCGTCACCGATTCCGCTGAAACGTCGTTTATGCCGACGCGCAGCTCGTACTCACCAGCAGGGAGTTGGTCACGGATAGACTCCAAGCACCGACGATGCAAAACGTGATACTCGTCAGCGTACAGGAGTACGGCTACAGTGCAGCTTGGCATAGCTCATTCAGCCATTGCTGTCACATCCTCTGCGCGGGGCCCCTTATCTCCTTGGCCCTCGCTGAAGGAAACGCGCTGACCTTCATACAGGTCATCGAAACTCACGCCCTGTAAAGCTGATACGTGAAAGAAAATCTCTTTACTGGCCTGGTCTGATTTAATGAAACCAAAACCGCGGTCAGTAAGCTTTGTGATCTCGCCAAAAGCCATGCCACTATATCCTCATCCTTGTCACGAAATAAACACAGTCATCTTGTTACAAGCTACAACCTTGGTTACGCACCTGTGGCGTGTTACTGACCAGAAGTAAGGCTAGACGCAACATCTTTGGTACCCGCCAATCAACTGGTTACTGATTTCGACGGGCTCGTCGTAGTGCGCGCCGCGCTACGCTTGTTGCCTCCTGCATCTCATCAGTTGTCTCTGTTGTCTCTGTTGAATTATCTTCCTCATCATCTGCCTGCGGGTCAAGAGCCGCGTTAACTGTTTCTCGAATACGGTTGCCTCGACTGGCGTTTGCCGTAGCCAAAGCAGCCAGTCTTTCCATTGTGATAATTACCTGATCCAGCTTTTCAGCAATTTGATCACCGTATTCCTCTGTGGGCATGGCCTCCAGCGATGCCAGGACGGAGTCATCTTCCCCGGCCCACACCGACGCGTTCTGCCTCTCCCACTTCTCGCAAACGGTTGTCATCTGATCTAGCCCGGCTGCGATAGTACGCGGCTGCTGGTAAGCGCGGCCGGGAGAGTTTGCCGGTCGCTGGTTAGCTGTATTCATATCTTTGACCAGCTTACCCAGCTCACGAGTTGAAAGGTTTTCCTGGCCAACTCGCTGCTGTAACTCCTCGCGTACGGTCTTATCGTGTATCGCTAGGAGAGTGGTGGTGTGCGTCCATGAAATGCCGATTTCTCGTAGCGCGTCGAACTCTGACTGTGTGTACTGCTGAGCGAAATCCAGGCACTTGTAGATAAGGCTCTCACCAATTGACCAAGCAGCCACCAATTTATCGATAGGCGCAGGTCCGTACGTTTCTTCGTTAGACGTCTCAATACTCGACAACTTGTTGCCAAGCGCGTAGTAGAAATCAAGGGTTTCCTTGAACTGCACCTCGGCGGTATCCAACATCTCGTCGTACTGCTGACGCAAATCTTCGTTCATCGAACGGATAGCGTCAATCTTCGCGTGATACAGCTCCTGGGCCTCCGCACTGAGCTGCTCGACTGCCTCGGTCGTCTTCTCGTACTTAGCCAGTGGGTTCTCGTTCTTTGCCATTACTCCACTCCTGTTCGAACCATATAGTCGTGTGCCGTGCGCTCAACTCCCTCCCGCACCGGGATGGATAAACGTTGTGCTTCACGGGTTATAGCGTTGTACACATCAAACTGGGTACGCTCCCGTATGACGCTATTACGGTGCGTAAGGTATTCCACATCGGTGTCAGGCTCCGCGCCGTAACTACCCACGTACACAGAGTGCTTAACAATATTTCGTGCCATGGCGTTGGTTACGGCCTTGGTATCGTATCGCAGGGATTGCGCCAGTGATTCCATTTGTCTCTTTAAAGCACCAGGCGTCTCGGGATCAAGGTCCAGGGTGCGCTTTGACATGGCTACCAAGGATGCACGTAGACGCGCGCTGTCGGTATCTGTCAGCAGTACCGACGAAACCAGATGGGACAGCTTGGCGGCAAAATCCTTACCCGTGTGAAACTGTCTCCCCGCCTCCTTAAGGTGGATCAGAGAACCAGTCCCGTCAAGCGCGCGGTAGATCAACGGCGCAGCGCGTACGCTGGCGTCGCCAGATTCACTGTTCGCAAAATGGTAACCGTAATAGAAGGCATCAGGCTCCTCGCCGTCTATCGTGATTAGTTCCTCTGTGTGCGTGTAACGCAGCATCAAGTGCCTGCCAGCTACCAGGCCTTCACAAAATTCCGTATCGACAGTGTCACCCAGCATGTCCTGTATCATCTGAAAGAGAGTCAGATTTTCAAGATACTGCGTCTTGGGCCCTAGCAATCCCTCTATGTGCCCATCCCGTTCATTGACGACAATCTGACACAAGGACAGGTCATCATCGAAACGTAGGTCCACAATCGCGTTGAAAATACGGATGGCCTCTTTCTGCGAGAACGCCTCCCTAGAACTACGCGGCCTACGGTTGATACCGGCAATATTGGGCACCAGCAGCGACAAGCCTGGTGCCACCGCCTGCGCCACGGAGTTGAACGCCGGAACGGTGTACCGGTTACCGTGCACCCTAGTCGTCCCGTTTGACTTCAGCATTAGCTCATCAGCAGAGGATGGGGGGTAAATGACAGTACCCTCATCCGTCTCACGCAATTCCCGCTCCAGTTTGATTGGGCACGAGAACGACTTTTTACGGGGCTTCACGTACAGACTAAGGCTATCCGTGCTGCTCCCACTCGTTACTGATGGCATGAAGCAAAAAATCCAACTCGTCGTACGCGTATGTAACCCGCGGACTGACGTTACCGATCGTACGGGTAATTCTAGTCCACGATGTGCCTATGTCGATCAACTCTTCGTCAATCATGTAGTTGTGTAGCACCATGGTAGCTATCCCGGGCCACCTGAAAATAACCCCGAACGCTTCCGATCGTGGATCAACGTCTAGTTCTTCGCAGGCGGACTCATACGCACGGAACGCCGTGGTCCGGGTGAACGATTTGTATATGTCCTCAACCAACATGTCCCGCAACCAATAGGCTTTTCTGGCTGTCAACCTGACGGGAAAGCTGGGGTACTCGTCATGAAACCACTCAAAGTTGAGGTCCCTGCGCCCCGTCGCCTCCTGGCAACGTTGGCGCAGGTTCTCAAGGTTGTAGATCAATCCGGTTTTCTGCATGACCTTCTTGACCATGCCGTCTTCCATTGACTGCTTGGTCCAGTTGCCTGCAGGCTCCTCGACTACATCATCCCACCCTACCATCAAATATCCGCCAAATCCTCAGCGTCGCTGGGATCAAAAGCAGCTTCCTCAGTAGTTTCTGGTGGAAGCAGCGTACCAATGGTATCAGCAATATCTGCTGACGTATTGACAGACTTACCATACATGGTTGGGTCAGGTGGCCCACCTGCTGGACCTGGGTTATCGACCATGTTCACGTAATCCTGCCCAAACTTAAACGCGCGGCGTTGTCGAATTCCCAGGATCTTATAAAGCTCCAGGAGGATATCCGGACGATCATACTCGATAATCCTGTAGGCATCGGCAAACGAAGCCGGTGACTCTTCCGAGATGCCGAGCTCGCGGGACCACACACGCCGCTTACTGAGCTGCGGGTGCAGGTCGACGACCTCGTTGATGCGCTTCCACACCGTCTTCTTGTCCTTGGCTTGCTGCACCAGCAACGCCATGGACGCGTCATCCCAGTCGAAGAGATGCTTCTGGATACGCAAACCCGTGGCAGGATCATCTTCCCACCACCAACGGAACACCACGTCGATCGTAATGCGACCTGGGCCCAAAGAGTTCTTCCTCGTTTGAATCCGAAGGTTGACGCCGCCCTCATCGATCTTCTGGATATCACGGACGCGCACCATTTCGAATTCGAACGTTTCCATGAAGGCAATAGCCTTGCCACCCGGCTTGTTACGGATAACAGCTCCGGTACGTGGATCGTTCGTCTTCTTGAGGTGCTGGATACCGATCACGGTAAACGGCCAGTCAATCAAGTAGGTCGGGAGTGCCTGCAAGTACTTCGTCGTGTGCAGTGCGACATTGGAGTACCCGCGTTCCGCATGCCCTGCCTTGTTGATTTTGACGAAGTCTTCCTGTGATGCCTTGGCACTGAGAGAATCAACACCGAAAACACAGGGAATAGCGCGCCCGGGACCGCCAGACTTATTGCAGTACTTCTTCGCAGCATCGATGGAGTAGGTCAGCACCTGCTGCCACTCCTCGACATTCTGAGTCTGTACTGCCCGGAACTTCCTGTTGAGAAAGTCATTATTGTGATCCCAAAGACCCTCCCGAATGTCAGGTGAGTCTTTGGTCTCGTTCTCAACCAACATCGCCAGCCCGCCATAAACGAGGTGCCAACGCATGATCTCGAACATGAGCGAAGACTTGCAGCTCTCCTGTAGTCCGTTAATCGTAGTAATCCGACCCAGCGGGAACACGTCCTGCTGAATCAGGTACCGGAACGCCAGCCCCGGCATGGGAAGACCCACGAGACGTCTAACGATTTCCTCCTGGCTGCGAATCCTGTCACCACCCAGCTCAACCTTGAGCGAGTCGCACATCGCGGCCAACATTCCATCTTCTGCCGTTTTATGGGTCTCCGATGGCGTAACAGATTTCTTTCTGCCCATGATATCCTCAGTTAATGTCAACGTTCTGCGCCTCGGCCATGGCTGTGATCCGTGCGTCATTCACGGCTTCTCGAACTTCGTGGTCAATGACGGCGGCACGGAGGATCTTCACTATGGTTTCCCTAAAATGCTCCGTCTGCGGCTGCGGATTGGGAACCTCAGACTCTTCGCCCGTCGCCTCGTCGACCTCCATAATGGTGGCTTCCCATCCGTGGCAGTGGCAAAACGCGGTGTAAACACGATCAACCTGCTCATCGGGAACTTCAATCTCTAGTGTTATCGTCGCCATCTGGTTCTCCTATCTCTATTGGCGCCAATAGGACGCGCCCATGATACGCTGTGAAAAAAGAAATGATACGAGTACCGCGATCCGTGCGGTACTCGTATCGGATTGCGCTGGGATTCAGTGTTGGAGGCTCACGTCATCCCCGCGGCCCGAGCAAAATAGTTACTCGGACTGCTGTTCGCGCACTGCTTCCCTAGCGGCATCCATCACCGCCTGAGAACGCCCCGGCCGAATCGCGGCGTCCTCTGGGATGCTTCCCGTGGGTACAATTGGATCCTGCGTCTCGGCGGCCAAACCGGTGGCCGCACCGGTGGCACCGCGCACAGAGCCAAACCCACCAGCAGTAGTTTCCGTGCTAGCGTCAGTAGTAGCCGGAGCGGCAGCGGCTGGCGCACCAAACGCCTCATCAGCGGTTGAGGCTGCTGCAACGGAATCCGACGTAGGCTGCTGGTAAGTGGTACCCGACTGCGTGAAACTAACAGAAGCTGCCAGCTTGGCCCGAACACGATCTGTGATCCATTCCGGGAAATCACGAAAACCGTATTCGATGACATCCGGCGCAAACGAGTCGCAGAGCAACGCAGCCTGATCTTCATCAGGCATGATGTTGATCAACTCATCCCAGGCCATGACCTTGCCACGGACCATGTCAGCTACTCCGGACAGGTCAGCAGGGACGCTGTTCCATGCGTCATAGATAGTGCAACCAAATCCAAAGATACGGTTTTCACGCTCACCGGTGGTACGACTTTCACCGAAAGAACCACTCTGAGACTGCATCGAAGGATCGGCAGCGCCGCCAGCTTGGTAGAAGCTGATGAACTTACCCTTTCCCTCTTCAAGCGAGGTCGGGTCACCATGGGTGAACATCTCATCCCAAGTGCCGTCGTCAGTAGCCCCATCTACCCTGGTATTCAGCAGGGTGGACAACCTGTCGTAGCACGATGGCCCCATCTCAAGCACGACGAGATCGTCATTCTGAGCTCCCCCGCGCGGAGGACTGTAGGTCTTCCCACGATGCTCCAGCAAGGCACCCTGCATGAGGTACAGATCAGACGGAGCACGCAATTCTGCACCACGTCCGGATCCCCCCTCAAGAAGCGGAGCCCATGATGCGTCAGCCTGACCAGCATCACGTGCGCCCTTGATTGCACGGAACAACACCCATGCCGGATTGGTTGCCGGGTCATAGGTCTCGTCACGAGGGTCGTACAGCAAATAGGTCAAACCCTTGCTGCCGAAGTTGCGTACTGCCGGATACCCGCGAATCCAGTCCCCAAAATCATCAGGGGCTGACGAGTAACGGTATTCCGTTAGCTGCCCCTCATCTTCCTGGGCCACAACGGGATACGGTCTGAATACCGTTGTGGTGTGATTCCAGCTGGGAACCCACCCTTCCACTGAATTGCGGTAGCGGGGATTGAAAACGTAATCGCCCTGTCGTCCCTGCTTTTTACTCTTTCCATGCTGTTTGAACTTGAAGGCCCCGCCTCCAGTAGATGGTCGTGCCGCGTGCGTCATGGTCGCTTCCTTTTTCAATTTTCCGAAAAAACGATTTCTTGCTTACATTGCTGAAGAACCCATTATAGTTCAGGTATGAGCTGAATTCAACAACACAGTGCAAACAAATCAAGATGCTTTTCTCTTCACCTTTCTGAGTTGATGCGCCTTGCGCATACGGTCCTCAGCGTTATCAGGCACATCACGCGGCTCACCGGTGAATATGTCGCAGTTGCCGTCTGCGCGCTCTCCATAGAGCAATATCCGGTCGTCGCGGGTTGGATCCTCCGGCAGTGATGGAGCTTTGCTAGTAGCCATCACTCTTCCTCCTCTATGAACTGCGCCACCTCGGCCGGACTCAGGGTCTGACCCCAGTAACGACATACATCTACATCAGTGGATAGGTAGTACGGACCTGGTTGCCCTTCCTGCCAAAGCGTGCCATCGATGTCATTCGGATATACCGGGACATCTTCGGTCATGCACTTGGGCAATACGACTTCACACACTTCCTGCATGTGCCGATACGGCACTTCAAGAAGGACGGCATCATGAATCTGCAACACGATCCGGTAATCAACATCATGGTGCTTGCGATACTCGTAGAGATTGTGCAGCGCAAGACTCATTGCGTCAGCCACAAGGGACTGAATCGGGAAGTTCTGCGCCTGCCGTTCTGCCTCGCCGACCTTGGAACGGAGATCCGGAGAAATCTCATAGAAGCGCCTGTACCGCCCAAAGGCATTACGCAACCACCTCTGATCCGTGGCACGCTCGCGGCATTTGGATAAGAATCCTTCGACGCCGGGATATGTCTCAAAGTAATTGTTGATCAGTAGCTGCGCTTCAGATTCGACGATATCCACGCCCTCTTCACGACACTGCCGCGCGATTGCAGCTGCGCCACGTCCGTATGGTATCCCGAAGTTCACGTTCTTCGCCGCAACCCGCATACCGGAAACCCCAGCATCCTTGAGTCCGCTCTTGGTTGGCAGGCAGTCCAGGCGAAACGCACGGACTGCTGCCTGGGAATGGATGTCATAGTGGTCGTCATGGACCTCAGGAAGCATGTTCCTGCGTACATGTTCGATGCCAGTGGGGTCATCAGCCAACCACATGATCGCAGCCAGTTCGGCTCCCGTATAATCAGCCTCCACCAGCAAGTGACCAGGACTGGCCGCAAAGATACTCCGGATTGGATACTCGTACCGCTCACCTATGATGCGGCGGTAATCGTCTTCACGCCGTTTGCTTATGTTCTGAAGATTGGGGCGTGCCGAAGACGCTCGCCCAGTCTCCAAGATCTGCATCAGGTGCGTGTGGATACGCCCGTCGCTGCTGACGTGGGACAGAAGACCCTGCTTGTAAATCTTGTCCCCATCATCGTCGAGCTCGGGCAAACCTTGCTCGTCCACCACGGAATGTCGCAAGGTGGTTTTCAATACCTGGTCCAAGAACCGAATGTCCCGGATCTGCGCAGCAATCGGATGCTGCTGGCCCAGGATACCCAAGGTCTCACGGTTGGTTGATGGGGTGTGCAGGTGCTCCTCGTTCCGGGTACAAATGTCGTCCCAGCTCTGTGGACGTGCGCCCGTGCTAGTGATGGGCTGCAGATTGAGCGTCACAACGCCGTCAGGGCGCATCAACTGCTGCGTGCCGTCGGGTAACATCTTGAACGCGTGCCGATCTCCGAACAGGACAGCGCGACAATGATGCGATGACGCAGGATTGAACTCAGCCCACCCAAGCTCTGCCCGCAACGACTCCACTTCACGAGATTTTGCTTCACTGAACAACCTGATCAAGTGCTCTGCCCGTTCCATGTCTACGAGCAGCCCACTTTGCTCCATCTCAAGGAAAGCCAGCGATGCCTTGTGACTAGTGGCATAAGCATCTCTGCAGTCATTACCGAACTCATCAGAGTTCAGCTCCTCGTCGAAGACGGAGTACAGGCGCCTGGTGACGTCTGCGTCGTAGTTAGCGTACGGATGCAAAACCTCTGCAGGACACTCACCGTATCCCTCCATGTCCTTGGCGGTTATCCCATTCTGTTTACAGTAATCAGTCTTCCACTGCTCCAGCTCCGTGTCGTACCGAGGACACCCAGTACGTCGAACAGCCTGCTCTTCCAGTTTGAACCTGGTTGTCTCGTGTAGTGCGTGGCACATCAACGATGTGTCAAAGCCATCAGCATATTGCTCACGTAGATCCAGCCCCAGCTTGTGTCTGAGCCATGGGAGATCCGACCTGAAGAAATGACCACCGACCTTCACGCCAGGTCGAGCAAACAAGCGGCTGAGCTGACGTGCCGCGGCATCAATTGACGGCACAAAGGCTGATTCCCCGCCTGCATGATTCAGCACGACACACACGGCAAACTTTGACCGGTGTGACCACTGAACGGTACGCAAGTAGGAGTTGGGCTCCCACGGGTAATCACCATGCCACTCGGCATCGACCGCGATCACGTCACCACTCGGGTCAGCTAACGCTTCATCCACGAGACGAGCTAGCTCGCGCTCCTTGTACACAACGTGATGCTCGATATCATCTTCGGCGAAACCAATCGGCTGCCCGTGCGCCAGTGAGTAAAATTGCCTGATCGTGCCCAGCAGTTCATCGTACCTTTCAGGAGTGTGATGCACGGCAGCAGGGTGTACCGCGGTCATGACACGCGCAGTGTGGTGTTCCGGTGTTGCGCCCAGCTCGTGGGTTGGGAACTCATAGTCCATCACCCGCCCCTTCATGGCCTCGACGCCGTACCCGCGCCCAAGCAGGCACTTACTCGCTTCGCTGCCAAGACACAGGATGTAATCTGGACGTGTCAGTCGCAGCTCCTGCTGCAGAATGATCTCACAGTTTTTAACCCACGCAGCAGGCAGTGCCCCGCTGCTGGCCCGCGGACTGACATGGCGTACCACGTTAGTCATGTACCACTCGGAAGCTTCTGATTCAGGTATTCCTGCTTCACCAACAGCCTTGTAGAGCGGCTCACTGATGGGGCCAACGAAGTTACGCCTGCCCGTGGGCCAGCTGATTGCATTAACGCTCGGCTGCTTACCGATAACCATCACCTTCGGGTAGTGCTCTGAGAGCGCCACCGGCCCGCTCGCCTCCTGCCCCCATGGATGCCCCACTACAAAATCAACAACGTGCTGCTGACCCTTGTGCGACACCGTCAGCGCGAACTGACTGTCATACAGCGCCCGCCAGTACAGGTATTTCAGGTATTTGCCCGGGTTCGTGATACTACGTTCACTGACCCGTCCTTTTGTGTACGCAGGCTCGGGATCTCCGAGACTCTGCGATGCAGCAATAAAGTCAGGACCAGGGAGCGGCATCCCAGGGCTGTTTAACGCGTACAATGGGTATTCGTCAAAAAGCCCGTCGACGTCGTCGGCCAACAGCAGTTGCCGAAACTCCGCGTCCAACATGGGAAACGTCGGTTGCATTTGCCTCTACTCGAAGTTGTACTCCACGCTCGCGCGCTGAGTTGTGAATAATTTCCCAAAGGGTATCTCGGTCAAAATCTGCGGGGTCTTTACCCGCCGGAAGTTGTACCGGCACGACACCACCAGACATGACGGGCAATAACCGCGCGGTAACGGCATCAATCTCTTTAGATGCATCGCCATCGAACATGATCACGGCGACACCACCCGACCAGGTTTCCGCCATCAACCGGGCTTGCATCTCATGCAAACTCTTCCCAAAAACAGCCACGGCCTGCGGACCAACTGACCATACGTCTGTAGCACCCTCGACCAGCACAACGGGGTAATGCCGTGACGCAACATCGTAGTTGTACAGAATCCGTCGCTTGGGCATCTTTGGTCGCGTGTAGTACTTGGGTATGCCGGTGTAGTTCCAGTTGGCATCCCCGATGTACCTACACTGCCAGCCTACCAGCTCGCCGTGCAGATGCACCGGCGCCACTATCCGGTTGGTAGCGGTGGGGTATTCAGGCCGCGCCACCTCGCAGTACGAGATATTGAAAACGCTATCCAGCTCGTTGATGTCGTAACCACGCTCCTCCAGATAAAGGATCGCGGCGTGCTGGCTCGGCAGATCACGCAGACGTATCACTGACCCGGGAGGGTCTACTGCAGACAGCGAAATGGGCACCTCTTCGCCACCGGCGTGCACCATGGTATCCCGCCGACGTCTCCAGTTGATTCCGCGATACACCATGTTCTCGAACTGGTGCCTGCGCGCAGCGGAACTGATGCAGCCCTCGTTGTAACAAATGGCGAGATGCAGATTCTTACTCCGTTGGACCTCATCGTATACGCCGAATCGATGATTCACCCAAAGACGATGCCGCGCGTCATTGCAGAAGGGGCAACACACGCGGTAGTACTCACCGTAAGCTACGGCTGGTGCGTTACGCTCTCCTTCTCGAATGCTCATGGAGCGCAACGAGGGAATGTAGGCCTCTCCCTGATTGGCAACCATTACCAACCCGAACTCTCGCGTTAACCTCTCGTAGAGAGTTGGGTTTAACGGCTTCACCGTGCTGTCCATCATCAAATCCCATGAAAGTCCGTTCCATCTGTTGAGTACTGACGATAACTCCGTACCTGACCTTGTGCGGGGGCGTCGGTAGTGCCCTGAAAACGATCCGCAACTTCCTTTGCCAGAATGGAACCAGTCTGCTTATCCACTCTGTGTGTAGCCTCTGCCGACACAATTTTCACCATGTCACCAGCTATCCTGAGCAGCATAGGTGGCTGCGGGTCACCCGCTCGCCGCCGCTTGGTGACCTGCATCCGCAGACAGTGATTTACCGGGTCACGATTTCCAAAGCACACACAGAACGATAAGTACATCGCGAACGACTTGGACTCACTAGCTTGCGAATGATGTAACAGCTTAGCGGGGGACTTCTCGTTAGCCTCGCCAGAGAACTGATGCATAACCCATACCGGAATATCGTACTTCTCGGCGATCTTACGCTTGATCTCATCGGGAAACATGGTGACCAGGTGCCGCAGGTTAGTAACATCACCGAGGCTGTCCCCGATGCGCCGCATGCACGCGGCATACACGTAATCCACGACGACTAACGCCGGTCTTGAATCTGTCTCTCGACCGTCACGGGCCACCGCTGCCACAATCTCTTCCACGAATCCAGAGCCGATATCACCAGGTTGCCCGCCTTGCTGACAAAAGTCCACAATACGCATGCACTTATTGAGCATAGGGCGTGCGTCCACGTATCGCTCGTACTCGCCCTTGGGCTCCGGGTCCGCCATACGTTCTTCTCTCGTACGATTCGCAAATCGTTCTTCTTCGTACGGCTTGTAGTCACCACGTCGACTCAGGTCGGTTTCCGGATCAGTCATGTTCTTGACAGTGTCGAGAGCAATACTCGCCGCGCAAGAAAGCATACGCTGGCGGATATACTCCTCAGTCTGCTCATAGCTGACCAAATAAACCTGCCGGGGTGATCTCCCCTCTTCTGCCGCTATCATCATCTCACTCTTCATTGCCTCGACGCAGAGATGTATAGCTAACGTGGTTTTACCGCTGCCTAGCGGAGCAATCACACCATTCACTTCTCCCGGCGCGTGACCCCCATCCATGTACCGATCCAGGAATTCGAGCCCCGTGGTAAACGATCGCGTTGGTTTTGGTGTCCAGTCGTCCGGTATACCGGCTTTGACTGGGTTATGTGACACACTGCCGATCTTATTCAGCTGATCGGAAATTGGCTGAAGCAACCCCATCAAGTTTGATGGAGTACCACTGATGTGTGTGAATATCTTTCGTAACTCATCCGCCACCGTACGCTCTTCCATAAACTGGCGCAGCAGCTGTCGTCCGGTGTCCAGATCAAGCTTACCAGGGACCACCCGCTCGAACGTCCAGTACAACATGCCAGGGTCGCTGGGATCCTCGCGCATGATGTTTTCGTACTCTTCACCGGACAGGCCTTCGGGATCGTCGTTGATCAACTTATCGACCACATCGACCATGGATGTATACGACAATTCACCACCACGTTCATGGAGCATAATTGCTGCGCGCCAGATCGCCGCGAACCCTAGCTCCTGGGTACTGAAGTGTTCTGGCTTGAGCAGCTTGGCCGCCTCCTGAAAAAGGATTGGATTCGTCAAGATCCGCACCATCAATGATTCCAGCATCCGTGGATTAACGCGACCCTGCACGTAGCCTGGGTCCAGTCTTTGCTTGTCCATTTCAAACTCCGTTTTGTAGCATCACGACGCGCGCAGCGCCGCATCAAGATTGTCAGCTATATTCTTGACGACGACAGGAATGAAATCCTGCCATGCCGTGTCGTAGGCGTCCCTGTCAAACAGATACTGCCACGTTGCCGCATCTTCAAAATGCGTAGTCCATTCGGGGTAATCCACCTGAGCAGCAGCGCACACCCGGAACATCGGGGTAAGTGCCATCTGGGTGCTTATCAACGTCCGGTACATCGCGGACGAAAGATCCAACGGATCCACTTCAGCGTTCTGCAGCTGAAACACCTCGCGCTTGGTGAGCTGCCGCTGTACGCTCAGCTCAACTTGAAGCTGGTGCGCCTGCTCAGCAGTGTGCTGTGCGTACTTGGCCCCCAAGTTATCACTCATCAGCCACGGAGGAATTGGTGGCTTACCACCTTCCCACGTGCTGAACACCAGCGGTATCAGAGTGTAGGGATTCATCTTACCGCTAACGACGTGCTTGGCGATGCTAGGCCAAATAGCCTTCTTAACTCGGCGACCGCTGGGAGTTTCCCCGCCGTCCCAACTAGGAATAGGCCTGTTACCATAATTGGATTGCATCCCCTTTGTCTGAAACTGCCACGCACGGTACTCGCGCACCCACAAGGTGCGTATCAACGCAGCCAGCTTAGAGACCGGCGGCGCTACGGACTGGTACTCCGCCTCGGGCTGGTTCAGTTCTGCTGCGATGTCAGACATAGTTACACGTACGATTCCGCTCCGAACTGGCTGGGCCAACCACGCTCACTCGCTTCCCTGAAAGCCTCGATGAAGTTCTCTGATGTAAGCCCCTCAGTTGGAGCGACCTCAGTCTCTTCAAAATCCTCGACGTCGAGTTCACACCAACAATGGTCCGCCGCAGGGTGCGGGAAATTACTTTGATCCGCCCCCGGATGACCCAGGCTTACATCAGCAGGACAAAAGTAGGCTTCATCATCCAGGTAATCAGCGATATCTTCGAAGCTGACGTCTCCTTCGACGACTACTTCGGCGTACGATTTCCAGTTATCCGCATCTCTGTACATGTATGAGACATTGGTGTTAGACATCTGCTACCTCCTGCGCCGAAAGCTTAATCTGCACCCATCCCTTCTTGGCATAGTTGCGATAACGCTTCTGGCTCTTGTTCTTGAGCGTACGATCAAAGTTATCCATGCAGTCGACTACTATGCCTTTCTGCTTACCTGACTCCTCGTGAATACGCGCCACACGTCCCGGCGCTTGGGTATCAAGGATTTCACTACCCCGGGCGTCCGCCCTAACCAGCACAGCCAACTGCTCAAAACTCACGCCAGTCGACCACACATCCGTAGCAATCACTTTCTTATACAGCTTGTCTTCGAACCCCATTCGAAGCTCTTCTCGTCGATCAGGGGTGACAGGCTCGTAATCCTCTGGAAGCATTCCGTTACGTTGGTAGCGCTCGATATCTTCTGCTTCGATGCTGGCGTAGCAAAGCTCATACTCCGGCAGCTCCTGCCAGAGATAGATCGCATGCTCTATGGTTTCCACCAATATCAGCACTTGGTCGTCATCAGCGTAGGAGCGTACGGCGGAGGCGATTAACGCATTCCGATTCGCGTTTCTCCATATCCCATGACGCTTTTTAGGCACTCCCTCCATTCCGGCGCACGGTGATGCACCCTGAACCGGCAGCCAGATGACTTGGATGGGAACGACAAGACCAAGCTCAGTAGCTTCAGCCCACGACATCTCAAAGATTTTCGGTCCGAACAGGTATTCCAGCTTGGCATCAGATCCGTCTGCACGGCCTTCGGGCGTAGCTGTCAGGCCGTAATTTCTGCTCAGCGTATACATCTTAGAGATGGCTGCAGAGTGTTTCGGGCTCATCAGCTCATGGACCTCGTCCGCCAGCAGGATGTCACAATCACCGCTGCTGTGGTGTAACGAGTCCGCCGTGAACACGGTAACACGTGCCTCTTCCCGTTTGCCGCCGCCGACTTGCCCGACGCTGGGAAGAAACCGCCTCAACGCCCGCACGGTACGCTGAACGACATCCTTCCGCCTGGTCACGATATGAATCTTGGCCTTCGGGAAAAGCAGGCCCACCATCGCCATCAGGTGAGATTTACCGAACGCCGGTGGGGCGTCGATGATCCCATATTCGTTCTCCACTATAGCTCGCAA